TCAGTTCCTGTTACATCATAATAAGCATTAACTACATAGTTCTGCTCGTTTTCGATTGTCTGTGTGTAAAGGGTAGTTACTACCCAACTGAAATTTGTCATAATTTTATGCTAATAATATTTTTCTTGCTACTCCATTAATAATTACATTCCAAACGTTTGCAGATACGTTTACTTCAGCGGTTACTGCGCCTGCGTTTTGAGCCGCACTACCTACTACAAATTGATTATTTGCGGTTGCGGTTGCTTGTCTACCTAAAATAACCGAAGAATTAAAACCTCCAGTACTTGAAAAAGCTCCTATAATTGTATTACTAGAGCCACTAGCCGTCAATTGACAACCTAAAGCACAATTACTTGCAGATGTTGTAGCTCCAATGATTCCATCTCCAACAAATGTATTAAAAGAACCAGTAGTTATGACTGAGCCTGTAGTATTACCAATTAATGTATTATTTGTTGCTGTCGTAACTGCAACACCAGCTTGGAAACCTAAAGCCGTATTTCCTGAACCTGTAGAATTTCTTAATGCTTGGTAACCCACAGCAACCAAACCCGTACCCGATGTATTTGATAATCCTGCCTGTGCGCCTACTGCCGTATTACTATCTGCGGTATTCCCTTGTAATGCTTGTGAACCTATCGCAACACAACTAAATTGACCCGTACCTAATTGTAACGCTAAATTACCAATTGCAGTATTACTTCCTCCTGTGATATTTGCTCCTAACGATAAATTGCCTAAAGCGGTATTATTTGCGCCTGTCGTTATTGCAACACCCGACTGATAGCCTACAGCTGTATTGTTTGCGCCTGTAGATGCCGTTAACGCTTGATAACCGATTGCGGTGATTCCTGTGCCCGATGTGTTGGATAATGCTGCACTTGAACCTACTGCGGTATTGTTTGATGCAGTATTATTAAACAATGCTCCAAAACCTATTGATGTATTACTACTACCTACAGAATTAGACAATAAAGATTGGTAACCTAAAGAAACATTGCTATTCCCCGATGTGTTATTTGTTGATGCCTGAAAACCTATTGCAGTATTGCTATTACCTGTACTCAATCTTAACGATTGATAACCTATTGCAGTAATTCCTGTTCCACTTGTATTAGTTAAAGCAGCCTCATATCCAACAGCCGTATTATTTGAACCAGTATTGTTTTGCAAAGCCGTTCTACCTATTGCTACGTTATTGTTTCCAATAATATTATTTTGCAAAGAACGACCTCCTAAAGCAATATTACCAGTTCCTGTAGTTGTAGATGTTGCAGATAAATAACCTACAGCCGTATTACTTCCAGCAGTTGAAACTCTTAAAGCTTGGTAACCTACCGCAGTAGTTTCGGCTCCAGTTACGTTTAAAGCCAAAGTTTGAGATCCTATAGCAGTATTACCGTCTGCGGTAGTATTTAATCTCAAAGCGTGTTTACCTACTGCCGTATTAAAACTTCCTGTATTTGATAATAATGCTTCATGTCCAAAAGCTGTATTACTCCCACCGGTTAAATTTGAAGATAAAGCAGATAAACCAAAAGCAGCATTATCAGCGCCCGTTGTATTACTATCTAAAGCCCCTGCACCGAATGCAGTATTTGATGTTATCGCTCCACCACCATAATTTGTTATATCTAAAGTAGATAACAAAATAGCTGAATCGTTTCCAGCTCCATCTGTTATTCTTTTTAAGGTAGTGGTAAGAGCTGTTGAGTCCGTGGTCTTTATTAAACCAGTATATGTGTCTTGCGGTTTTGTATTTATTAATGAAGTTCCCATTTTTTATAAGCAGTTATTCCAATTTGTATTTATATTGTTCCAATTTTGTGCATTGTATAAGTTCCAGTCAGTTATAGCAAAGCACAAGCCAGGGCCTCCACCTCCGCCAAGTATTGTTGCTATCTCAATGACGATACCAATAATCATCTTACCAGATTGCTACAATATTTGATGCCGCTGTTCCGGTTGCAAACACTTGAAGTACTTGTACCGGCATATATCCAACTGGATGATTAGCAAACAAAACATTATCACCACCAACTGTTTGAACAGTAATATTACCTGCGGTTCCAATGTATAGAACGCATCCATTACTGATGCCATTCATTACTGAGGGAATTAATGCTGAATCTGATGGGGTCACAGCTGCTGCTCTGTACCCCTGAAGTTTTTGATATGCCATAATTTTCTACAAATATAGTTATTTTTGGTTTAGCACTTCCATCTTTTTCTGGCCTGCCTTAATCTTGAATTAGGATCAGCAGCTGCCTTCGGGAAGTCTTTCATTTGCCCAGCACTACGCGCACAGAATGACTTACGTCTTTTTGCGTCAGCACTGCCAGGCTTTACTTCACCCGTCACGGCGGTCTGAAGTTTTGAAGATGGGTTGGCTTTACGGTATGCCGCAACGCCTTTCGCTGTCATGCCGGCACCTTTACTTGTCGGCAAGTAGTTTGCACCTTTGCCCTTTGTTGTTTTAGGTATAGACTTTGCCATATTATTTTCCTTGCCCTCTATATTTCTTATCAGGCTTATTGTTTTTGCTATGAACGCCAGGTCTACTAGCCTTCGATTTCAGAGTGAACTTCTTGCTCGACTCCGTCTGCTTCTTTGGTTTCGCCATAAGGGAATAATTCGTTTAGTTTTTGTTGTCTTGCCTCACATCCGCAATCTTCGCCAACAACAGCCTTCACAACAGCCTTTACGCCTGTCGCTTCCATAATTGCTGCAATTGTATCGCCTAATCCGTGCATTTTATGCAAATATAAGTATCTTTGTTGATATGAAAAAAACTGCAATCAAACGATGTGAAAATAGAATTGAAAAACAAAAGATACGCGAAGCCAAGAACCATATCCCTGCCCCAATCGAACCTATTAAGTATAATTATTTAAAATATTGGAGACTTGTAAAGTACTGGGCACAAGTTGAAATGAGGCTAATGGAGACTGACGTGTATATGCTCTTGTACATTTACGCAGAGCGTCCCTTCACCATGACATACTTCAAGACATATGACTCAACCTTCACGCATCAGCACTCAAGGTTTGACCGCTTCCTACGCGAAGGCTATATCGTTAAGTTCAGGCAAAACTATAAAACTTACGGGACTCTCTACACCATCTCATTTAAAGGCAAGAAGATCTGCGATGACATCTATAAAATCTTAGAAGGCAAGAAGCACGTCCAAGTTGGTGGTAAGCAATACTATGTCAAGAAGGTCACGAATATCGCCCTTCGCAGAATGAAGAAAGACACTACGCCTGTAGAAGAACGACGACGTCCGCTTCTTTAATCACACCATACACAACACCCTCAATGCGCACTTGATGCCCATTGCGCTTGTCAAAGTATATCATGTCACCCTCTTTCACTGCCACCACCTCGTTGCCAACACTCACAACAGTGCCTTTGCCGTAGCGCATCTCGTCATTCTCGACATTTGTCAATAACAAACCAGAGGAGGTCTTAGCCTCCTCGATGATTTGATTGATGATTATGTATTTATTTACAGCTCTCATTTAGCTCTCATGTTATAGATGGTACAATTGGTCCCTAAGATTGTCGTAGATACACTCACAGCGTTCTCTAAGGCATTCTTTGTAACTTTTGAAGGGTCTATGACACCCATCTCCTTTAAATCGCCTGTAGAGGCTGTTTTGACATTGTATCCAAGGCCTGTTTGTGCGAAATGTTCTCTGATCACATCAGCATTGTCAGCGTTGATCCCTGCGTTCTCTAAAATTATGTAGAATGGAGCCACAATTGACGCTGCCATGATCTTTCTGGCAATACTATGCTTGTCCTTGTTCCACATTTTCTCGACAAGTGACAGCAATGCGTACCCACCACCCGGTAGTATCCCCTCTTCAAGGGCTGCTTTGGTCGCGCACACCGCGTCATCGACTCTGTCTTTCTTCTCTTTTTGCTCAATATCACTGCTCGCACCCACATAAATGACAGCAACACCCCCTGCAAGGTTCGCAATTCGCTCTTCCTTGAACGCCAGGTCATCTGTTGTCATCCCTTTAATCTCATCAATACGTGCCTTCGCGCTTGCGCTGTCCTTTAGGATCACAACACTGGCATCTTTGCCAACCACGACCTTATTTGCTTGTCCAAGGTCACTAATTGTCATCAATGAGAAGTCATCTCCCGTGTCATCAGTGATATACTTACCGCCTGTGGCAATCGCCAGGTCAGACATCAGCTCCTGCTTCTTGTATCCAAACTGTGGAGGCAAGATCACTGCAACCTTTAACACTCCCTTCATCTTGTTAAGATTTAATGAGTTAAGTGCATTCTCACCCATCTCAGAGATGATAAGTATGCTGCGGTTCTGTCTGTGCACCTCTGCCAGAATATGCTCGATGCTTTGTAATGACGAGATCTCTTGATCAGAGATTAAGATGTACGGGTTATCTAGCACAGCTTCTTGTCTCTTCTCGTCTGTCACCATGTACTTACTTGAGTAGCCACGCTTGATTCGCATCCCGTTCACCACCTCAGAGTATGTCATGCTTGTCGATGAATTCTCAACAGTTACAGCGCCATCCTTGCCCACTTTAATGTACGCGTCAGCCACAATCTCTCCGATCTCTTTATCGTTGTTTGCAGATATTGTCGCCACGTCAAGCAAGCTGTCGTTTGTTACCGGCACAGCCATGTCGCTCAGGTCTTTGATAATCTCTTTTGATACTGCCACAATGTCTCTTAGCACAGATGGATCTTTCTCAATCCCTTCAGCGGTGTACGCGTCGATGATGGCCTCTGCGAGCACTAGGGCCGTTGAAGTTCCGTCTCCCGATATTGTCGCTGTCTTCTCGCTAGCTTCCTTCATCATTGTAACCGCAAGGTTCTCGATTGGATCGTCTAGCACAATTGACTTGGCAACAGTGACACCGTCCTTCGTTACAACAATACCTCTGGTGTGATTCTCTGACTCAATTAGGACAGTCTGTCCCATTGGTCCTAATGTAGACTTGACTGCCTTCGCTATTTTGCGAACGCCACTCATCAGTCTATCTTGGTTAAATTCAATTTCTTTTACAATCATTTTGTCGCAAATTTAAACAAAAAATGCGACATATAGCCGCATCTTTATAATTTTGTTTGTTTTTAGATTAACGTTTTTTCTTATTCATTACTTGATTAAGCTTATACATCTGCTCTTCTTTAGAAGCTGGGATTTTAGTTCTTGCAATTTTTGCAACTTCTAATGCTCTTTTCTCAATCTGATTAGCTTGATAAATATCTTTATTTTTTGCTTCAGACATCATGATGTTTTTGTTTTTGTTTACATTAGCTTTCATTTCAGCAGGAGTTCTTCTCTCTAATTGGTTAGCTCTACTTAATGATAAACTGTTAATTGGCTCCGGAGTCGTACTCAACGGATAATCTCTGCCTTTTGGTTTTGGTCCTGCCATAATGGTACAAATATAATTATTTTATTTTTGGTTTTACTTTTGGTGCTTTGACGATTAGCTTCTTGATTAATTGCTTGTTGGACTTCTGATCCTTCTTTATCATCTTGCCGTAGACTTTTCCGAGGGTATCTTTTGGTGCTTTCATAAACTCTTTAACATCTCAATTAAACTAGGCTGAGGCCAGCAATCTGACTTGTCATTTCTAACACTCACGTGTGTGTACACACCCGGCTTGCCTTCTAAGGCATCCTTGCACACTGCCCACATCTTCTCGTTGTATGCGATTGGGATATTATACTTGTCGTTCCAAAGCAAGAGCAGCTGCTTAGTTGCCTCGATCTGCTTGTCAGTGTACTTGTGGTAATACTTGTACCCCTTGAATGTCTCTGGTAGCTCCTCAACCTCGTTATTGGGCACGACACCGTTCACATAGTTGTAGAACTTGTCGCCCTTCTTGGTTAGGCCGCCCCATGCGCATAGCTCAATGCCAATGCTCGAACGATCAAGATTTCGGTACGGCAGCTTGTTGTTCGCGAAGATCTGGTTCGTTAGCCCCAAATGGTATGCCCACTTCGCGCTTGGGAACCCCTGCACGATCTGGCCATCTTGACCGATCACAACGCACGTCGCTACCGGTGTCGCATCTGCTTGCCAAAACTTGAACACATTCTCAGCGTTCGGGCCGCCAGCAGTATGATGCAAGTATATCTGCGTCTTTGGCGTTACCTCATTCTTGTAGTTCGTAAACTCAACTTGTTTGATTACCATGTTACAAAGTTACCCAAAAATATTCAAAGTCAATTAATGGTCTCTCCATCGCTCTGCGGTATAAGTACACATCTTTGTCAAGGCCTAAGGCCTTGCAAGCATTGGTGATGGTGTCGTATAGGTCTTGCGTGGCAATGTGACGTACCATGCGGACACGCTCTTTCTTCTTGCGTGGCTTCTTGAGGGCCTCGCGTTGGCTCTCGCTCATGGTGCGCTTGCCGCTTTTCCAGTCCTCTTGCATCATCTCTGAGGATGTCAGCCATCTTAAGTTGCTGGCATTGTTATTTCGCTTGTTCCCGTCAATGTGCCTGACAAGCTTCTTGCCATCAGGGTTTGGGACAAACGCATCAGCAACCAACTTGTGAACCATAAATATCCTAGGCCTTCTGGCAACAGATAGCGTAATCTTTCTGCATCCGTCCGCAGATGGTTGATCCTTTAAAATCTTTTTGCCTCCGCCAATTAAACTCGTAATCGTTCCGGCATCACTAATCATGTAACGTTCAAATATAATTTTATTCATAATGCAAATATAGGTACAATATACCATTTTTGTGTCGGTTTTTATTTTTTGGGGTCTCCCTTCTTTTATTTATACTTTACTTTTAATATTTCTTTTTTAATTTTTTTTTAAAATATAAATTAACCAATGACACTGAAAATTATTAAGTTATTGATTATCAATAAAAGTAGTAGAGGCATTGTTTATGAATATCGACACAAAGTCGACACAGAATCGACACAAGATGTCGAAAATCGACACAAAGTGGGCTGTATTGTGTCGGTTTTGGGGTGAGGTGTGGTCATGCAGATAAAAAGAATTCATTGGAATGAACTCTTTTGTGTCGTTTTTTGTGTCGGGAATGTCAGGGCAATGTCAAAAATATGTCGTAAATTTTGAGGTGATGGGTATCCCCCCCAAACTGGGAGCCGGCCCGCGAAAGGAAAACGGATCCTAAATCGATGGGGGGGGTGCCGTTTCCAAAAATTCCTATCCGATTTTTTGCCTTTTTCCGTGGCGCTCGGTTGGGTTGGGGCGCCCGTCCCTTGCCGTCCGTTTTGCGCCCGTTTAATTGCGCCCGTTCCTTTGCCCGTTCCATTGGTATGGGGTGAACTTTTCTCGATCTGATTTGTTCCCCGTAAACAATACGAAAATATCGTACGTTTGATTTGGTATTGTTTGCCCGTTAATTCCCTGTACAATCTTTGCGCGTTTATCAGGTAAATTCCCTGTACAATTTTAAGGCGTTTCACTTTGCGCCCTTGGGATAAACCCGTCCCATTCAAAAAAATATTTCAACTTTCTTTTTTTAATTCGATCCCGTAACTTATTGATAATCAATAGCAGTGTCACAGAAATGTCATAAAATCAATTATTTTAATCTTTTTTCTTGCATTGTATTGGTTATTCACAAATTATACATACCTTTGTATTGTTCAATTAAGATATAAAACAATATGAAAGCCTACAAAGTAAGCGTGGACGCGTTGCGTCTAGACGAAAGAAGTGCGTACAATCCGCAAACTTGGAATTTAAACATTGATAGAATGTTAAAGTACAACGACGTAATTTTTTACAAAGTTGACAAAGGTAACGGATTTGAATACGACCGCCATTTTTGTGAATATACATTAAACGACGGGTTGAGATTATTCGCCTCATTCGATTATAGTTCTAGTATGACAAACGGCGGATTTTATCGCTTAGACATTGAAGGTATTACCAACGACGGAAAAACAATGAAAGATTTGTACAACTTAGTTAGCGAAGGCAATACAGAAGGACTCAAAGAACTTGCCGACGAAATAGCAAACGCTACACTTTTCAACATATCATTCAATCCAATGTACAACGAAGCGGGCGAAAAGGTAGTAATTGCCACAACGCCAACGGCTCGTCAATGGATGATTGAAAGAAGTACTAAGTTTAACATGACATTTACAAAGGGCTTTTAATTAAGCCCTTTAATAACCCTAAAAAATATAACCAACAAAAAATAAAACCATGAACAACAATTTAATTTTACACGGACTTAATGAAAACATCGCTTATTGTGAAGCGATGGGGCTTTCTAATTGTTTCAACGCTTACGCAAATGAATGTAACGGCGAATATATCGAGGCAATCGGCTTCAATCCGAATTCGGGATATGTTTACATTTCACTAGGTAACGGCGTATCTATTTGCTCAAACATGGGGCAACGTTGCGAATTTTTAGTAACAGACTTTGAAACGGGCGAAGAAACATTTTTTGACAATTACACACTAGCAATTAATAACTTATAATATGAAACGATATAAATTAACAATCAAACATGACACGGGTAAGGTAAATATTTTTACCCGTGCAAATGACGAGCAACAAGCGATTGAGAAAGTTTGTAATTCTGAGGGATGCCCGAAAACTGCAATTATTAAAGTAACTCAATTATTTTGGTACGTTGCAATGACCGACAAGTTTATGAGTGGGTGGGGAATGGCTGACGGGTTAACAAATAAATTCATCATTGAGTGCGAGACGTTCGAGGATGCGCAAACAATTAAGCGCAACGCCTCGAAGCGAAGTGAGATGAAATATATTAATATCTCAATGGACGCGCCCAAATATTCAGGCAAAAAATATCTTTGCTCACATAAAAAGTTTAACGAATTGGGCATAATTTGGACATCATGACAACATTATTAATAGCAAATAGTTTACCAATCGTTTGGCTCTTAGCCTATCCAATCGGTACAATAATTTTCTACATAGTAGATACAAAAATAATTAACAAAAAAAGAAAACTATGAACACACAACAAATAATTTACGGAATGTTAACCGAAAACACGGGCGCGCACTTTTTAGATAGTGGGGGCGCGTATGGTCGCAATCATGAGCGCAACAAATTAAAAACAATTGAAGACTTCGAACGTGAACCCGAACAAAGTTATATATATAATTACGGATATATTGAACGGCGCCTATCGGTCTTCCATTATCTCAGTCAATTATCAACGGACGCGATATGCAAAGAGTTTAATCAATTGCCATGCAACGACCACGACGCAAACTGCGACGCAAACGGCATCAGCGCCGACCAATGGCAATGGTTAAATGATTTGGGCGACGTTGAAATTATTAATACATTCAACACCTATAACGGCGACTCAGATTTGAGCCAAATTTTACAAGGCTCTTGGATAACAATTAACGACGAACAATACCTACTACTACAAATTCACGGGGGTTGCGACGCAAGGGGGGGTTATACTGACGCGAAACTTTTTCAAACTTGCGAAGAGTATTATATACACGAATATTTGCGCGAATACGAAGACTCGTACGACATTAAAGAAAATTTAGAGTACGACTATATAGATGTAATCAGCGCCAAAACTGGCAAAAAAATGTCTAACAAATGGCTACTAAACAAACTAAAATTATGAGAAACGAACAAATAAACGACATGATTATGTCAATTGACTACGCTATTAATTTGATAGAATTAAACTATAATAGTGATATTGACGACAGGGAAATTATTGCACACAACTTACAACAATTAGACAACGCAATTGATGAACTAAAAAAACTAAAACTATGAGATACAATATAACAATAACGCGCACTTATGAAACTGAATTTATCATAAGTGCCGACACCCTACAAGATGCCGAATATTGGGCTCAAAATAACGAGGATACAATCAACGAGGCGGAACTTGACCAATGTAACATTGTCGAAACCGATGCCAAGATAATTGAAGGGGAGCCAAGCGAAAACGAACGCGAGGAAATACTTTACCTCATGAATAGAATTAAGCACCTTATAAGCGAATATAGACACGTGAGCGAATATATCCCACAACATTTAATTGACGAACTAAACAAATTGTACGACAAATATTATAACCTATGAACGACTTACAACAACTAGACAGAAACTACTTTTGGGTGGAACGCCCAACGGTAGTGCTCGCGGAACTACAAAAATATTTTGACCATGTCCAAGATGTAACGTACATGAACGATAGCGCCCCATCACTTGAGATAAATGAGAGGTACTATTTATTCATGCCAACATCTACGCGCACAAACCACGACAACGAAGAGTACAATTACTACATGATAGTGGAGAGTGAGAACTACGGGACGGACGCGCTGACAATTGAATGTGATACCTTAGACAAAGTAATTGACGAACTATATCAAATAATAGCATTATGAAAAAATTAATAGTAAAAGACGCAATCGAGATAATTAAAAGTAAGAGATTTTTCTCTGCTGAATTCACAAAAAAGGACGGCACAACGCGTTATATTTTTGGGAGATATGGTGTAAAAAAACACCTCAAACCAAACGCAAAGCCTCAAACATACAACCCCGCGGAACGTGGATACCTTACAATTTGGGATATGCAAATAAAACAATACCGACTAATTAATACACAAACTTTAACAACGATAAACAACCAAACAATTTATGCTAACTAAACGCGAATATTTCGACAAATTAACAACGGGCGCAAAATTAGATTACCCCGACTTGATGGATCAGATAAACGACCTAATCGACGAGATGCTGAGCGAGACTGATAACCAACCAACGGACAACGACCTTTGGGATGCCGAGCAACAATTGAACGACCTAATTGAGCGCAACCCAAAATACACGCACAAAGCACCAATGCCAGAAACTTGGTACGAACAAAATTTATGACAAAAAACTGACAAAACTATTTTTTTATTCCCAAAATACACACTAATATTGCACCCATGATAAGATTAACAACCAACAACGGCCACGACCAAAAAATTATTGACGCATTCAATAAGGTATCACATCAATTCAGCGACCCATATTTGTTGTCGCACATACTCACACATTGGGCTGATGACAGCGACATTGAGGGTATCACTACATTCCTAAACAACTTGTTGTCAGAAAATGATGACGACGATACAAAAAACTGCAGTATCACGGGTGAACCAATGACCGAGGGATGGGTTGCCAACGATGGCGAAATATACTTCAAGTACGAAAAAGATGCCCTTGCATGGTGTTTAGAAAACGAATACGAGAGTATCGAAGATGCCTACGAAAACGAGGCAATCTATTACACTGAGTGGGAATAATATATTGCTCTAATGGGGTAACTCCCCATTAAAGCAACCAATAAAGTTCATTGACGTAAGGGGCGAATTAAGTGTAACAACTTAATAGGTGGGTGCTAACAATCCGTTAGCATGAATTGACGAGGATTAGTCAATACCTACTGAAGGCGGGAATAAATGGTTGCGAGAGTCCCTCGCATTGAATGAGCGCGGAACAACTCAGCCAACCACACGACAAGCGCAGAGCGGTACTTCGGTGTACCCGTGTGGGCTAAACCTAACACTAAATTATAACAAACACACAACACTAAAATATGAACCTATTTAGAATTAACACCACGGCATTTCACGAGGAAGATTTCACAATCTACACGGACTTAACAAAAGAACAAGTTACAACTATTGTACAACCAATTGTCTATAGTGAACGATTTGGGGACGGGTCTTACAACAACGATGATTTGGTTAGCGCATTAAATAATGCATACCCAAACAACTACATCTCACAACGATACTACAACGAACCCGAAATGATATCAATATGAATATAACAATAAACATTTTGGAAGTTGCAAGTGAACTTGCACACCAAAGATTGGTTGAAGACTGGGCATCAATTGGCAATAGTGGTACTCCACTATACAACGGAGAGAATTATTGTGAAGATGCTCAAGACATTTTTAACGATTACTACGACAATTATTATTTAATATTAGAAAGCGCAAATGAAACTAACAAACGATAACTTTGTATGGGACATTGTCCCAACGAATGAGGTAGCAGATGCCTACGCAAAAGGTGAAGTATTTATCCTGCACGACGATGACACGGAGTCATTGTACACGGGCGAACCAATTGACGAGAACTTAACTTACGGCACTGAGGTCGGATGGCTTAAGGATATAGACGACAGACAAATATTAACATTATTAGCAGTACGCAAGTACGGGCATCTAAAAGACCCTGACCTAATATGGCGATTTGTTGCGCTCTCAACCAACGGACTAATTAACATGATCAAGAATGATGAGTGAAGTCGTCTGCATTAAAACACATAGCCAAGGGATTGTCAAGGAGGGGGAGATTTACCCTCTTCTTGACACGAGGGCTGACTGCTCATGTGGTGCAACGATGTACGACATTGGAGCAACGAGCGAAGCCATATACCAAACGTGTTGGTGTGGCAAGGAGTCTATAAGAAAGAGTAAGACATGGTGGTTAGATAGCAGGTTGTTTGCCATCCCAAATTTGGAGGAAATATATGGAGAATTACATCTTGAAGAGGCACAGAATGGGACTCACTAAAACCCTTGATGATGCCGCGCACGAGTTAAAAGATTTACTCGCATTGACCACGGGTAAGACAGTAAAAGATTGCAAAATGAGATTACAAGTAAAACAAATATTAAATAGTTATGACATGGGGTTCCACACGACCTTGTCCGATATGGTATCGGAGTTCATGCTGATCATCAATTTAACTGACAAAAAGAATTTAAACTACAAAGAATGCGAAGAATTATTTTTATCTTATTGCTCGGTATTGGGCAGACAAGGGCTCAAGTAGTTGAGAGTTTGGATAGTCAGCGTTTAACGTCGTTAGACACGGCTATAGGTAAGGGATGGGTAACAAGTGTATACTTAAATGCTGGATACGACAAGGAGGGATTAGACTATATCCCTCCGATACAAGTGAAGAAACTCTCAAGGATGGGCGACTATTACATACGCTGTATGTTAGATGACTACTATTACTTTGAGGTAATAATTATTAATTTTAAACTAGAATATATATTTACAAACGACAAAAATGAATAACATGATAAAAGGCGATAAGATATTTATTGCAAAACTAGAGGCTGTCATCTACGAGTACACGGGCATAGATACAGAAGTAATCAAAAGTAAGACAAGAAAAACTGAGATTGTAACAATTAGATTCATCCAAGCATGGCTGATGAAGAAGTACACATTCATGTCATTGTGCAGTATTGGGAAGCACTTAGGTGGACGTGATCACTCAACCATCATTCATGTCCTTAAGACAATTGAGGATTGGTACGAGCAACCTAAGATGTTCGCACCAGAACTAAAGATGCTTGACGCAATAGAGAGAGAGGTAAAGATATGAGTAGTGTAGATGTTTTAGAAGACAAACTATACGAATGGTTAGACGGTAGAATATACCTGCCACCTATTTTTTTTGAACAAGCCAAAGAGATGGAGGTTGCAGAAAAAGAAAATAGTTATGCAGAAGGATACGCTGAAGGCTATAAGAGAGCATTAGAATTAATTGAATGGATGATCAAAACTGAAATAAAAAGAACAAATGAGTAACGATAAACAACAAACGGCAGTAGAGTGGTTAAGTTTATTATTATCAATAATTTTCTTTTTGATTTTTGCTTACGACATGGAAAATGACAGAGATTTTTGGACGTGGATGTGGTTATTTAATGCTATGGTAAGTTATACGACATATCTAAAATTTAATTGGAACAAATGAGCAAATCAACAAAAAAACGAAACATACGGAGGTAACAAATGAAAGAAAATGAATTAAGAATTGGAAATTGGGTCAGGCATTGTGCTGCTTGGTCTTATAGACAAGATGCTGATGATTTTGAAGAGTTTAACTTTCAGTGGAAACTTGAAGATTTTTACGCCTTGTGTGAATGTACATTAGATATAGACAATGTAGAGTATATTCCACTTACAGAAGAATGGTTGTTGAAGTTTGGGTTTGAAACTAGTGATTGGGATAATAATAGTACTTATAGAAAAATGATAGGTAATAATGATTATACAATTGTTTTTGATGAGTATTCCAACACTATGGTTGGAGATATTTTAATTAAAGAAATTAAATACGTACACCAACTTCAAAACTTATATTTTGCACTAACTGGAGAGGAACTAACATACGGAGGTAACAAATGAAAACACTAGAGATAAGGGCAATCATATCGCCAATTAACGAACATGATCCACGAGCGATGAGGGTAGTACACCCAGATGGTAAGGTGGAATTTAATGACTTTCAAGAAAACTTAAAAAAAGAAATCTATGCACGGAAGACCTACATTCAAAGGAAAAAATAGTATCTACATTATTGACAACGGCTGCAAGGTAGAGAAGTTTGACAACGGCAAGGTTGTGATCTACAACACGCGAGTTGGTGGCGACTTCTATCAGAAGGTGCACCCACGTTACTATGAGATGTATGAGAAGGAGGGATTTGATGTTATGTCCATCCAACTATCTATTGACACATTTAACATTATACTGGAAAAGAATCCAAACAATCAAGAAGCAATTCAAAAAATAAAAGACTATGAGAAAAAAATTAATTTCTATCGACCAAGAAACGATGGCAATCAAGAAAGTATTTGATTTGAGATTCCCATTATGGACAAGCATTGCGCTTAATATTCTTGCAATCGGAATCATTGCGCTCATTTTACTTGAACCGCGCCTAGTTTTAACAAAATACAAAACGATGATAGTGGAGAAGCTAGTGGAGGACATTCCTTTGACCGACAGCGCAATCATCAGTGAGTTAACGCACCTGGGCTGTATGCAAGTGCCCGTGGCATTGGCGCAGTTTAAGATTGAGACGGGGCATTTCACGAGTCACATTTGCAAGGACAACAAGAACATTGCTGGCATAAGAACATCGAGATCTAAATTAGTCATCGGCATGAAGAATGACCACTGCGCATATGCGACATACAGAGACTGCCTAAGAGACTATGTGGCGATACAGAACAGATACCTAACAAATATCAACCATCGTTACGCAGAGGATCCAAATTACATCGCTAAACTAAAACAAATAAGATGACAGAAGAAGAAATTCGCAGAGCCATAGCGATATATGATCTGCGTAATAAAAAAGAAGACAAGTATAAAAACGATTTGAGTTATTGGAAAACAAATGCAGAAGAAGACTACATAAAAACTCCAATTAGCGTTTTAAGGTACATTCACAATCTGGAAGAGAAAATATTAAGGGAAGACAATAGTAGTACATTTTGGATATGTCTAAACTTTGCTTGGATAGGTATAATAATTTTTGATTTAATATTTTAAATAAGATGACAGCAGTAGACACACTATGGGACATGATCCCAAAAGATACTCAGAACTACATCGTTAAGCAATTCAACGGGCTTGAGAAAGCCAAAGAAATGGAGAATAAAGAAAAATTAAGGTTGGCTCAATTTACATCATATATACATGAATTAGGTAAATCAAACTTTAATTATGCACTAATAACAAATGTAGAGATTTTAGAATTATACAATGAAAGCGATCTTTAAATTAAACAATGGGAATGGTGCTCTGCTCTGCAATTGTTGTTCGGGCATCATTAAGACGGGGATAGACTTCTCTGACTTTGAACGCGAGGCAATTCTCGGCAATCAAGAGATGGTTCCTCAGTTTTGTAAAGCGTGCCAAGACATTGTTGTAATGGCTATTGAAATGACACACGCATATGAGGTGAGAAACTACTTAGATGTATTTACAAGCAGCCAAGACTGGGGAGTGCGTAAGTGTAAGCAAGGCATTTCATTTCACTTATATAAGATAAAGGGCATGAAGGTGAAAGATATTGCGCACCACTTAAGAATTAATCAATCAACTGTATACAAGTATATTAAAAATTATCAAAAATTATTTGATGAAAACTTGTATTTCCGAAACTTAGTTTTAAATTTGAAATCCGATGAAAGATACTAAAGAAAAAATAACAGAAGTATGCAACGAAATTAAAGAATTGCTACTAGAAAAAAATAGAAAATATGGAGATTCGGCACTTAATCCAATCCGTATTTTAAGTAAATCAGACTCAGTTGAACAATTAAAAGTCAGAATTGATGATAAATTAAATAGATTGAAAAATTTACAAGAAGATGAAACCGAAGATACAATAACTGATTTGATTGGTTATCTTATATTGCTTAAGATAAGTATAACAAAGCAAGAAATGGTTTTTTTTGAAAGTAAAAGTGGAGTTGGAATTACAGACGTGAGTTATTGGGGAGGCAAGTTATGAAAGTATTTCAGAACGAAACATTCACAATAATAAAGTACAAGGAACTATACCATGTCTTTTTTACTTGGGAATACACCCATGCATTATTTATTGACCATAGTATTTATAGTTGCTATTGGTTTATTTTTAAACAATACCTAAAAAATCTAATATGAACACAACATTTGAAAAACTATCGAGCATTGACGTCACGAAGTACGTTGAAAAAAAACAAGGACAGAATTATTTGTCATGGGCTAACGCATGGAGACTTGCGTGTATCAATTGCCCGAACACAAGCAGAACCATTTACGAAAGCGAAGATGGTCGCAATTACTTTACTGATGGCAAGACTGCATGGGTGAAAGTTGGTGTGACTATTGACGGAGTTGAACACGTTGATCAGTTGCCAGTAATGAGTTTACGAAACAGCTCAATACCTGTTGATTCAATTACATCATTCGATGTGAACAAAGCGATTCAACGTAGCACGGTGAAGGCCTTAGCATTGCATGGCCTTGGGATCAACATCTATGCTGGGGAAGACTTTGAGGAGGCTGACACATCTAAGGACGATGGCAAGCAGACTCAGATCGTGTTAAACATTGGCGATGAGAATTGGACGAAGGCAATTGCATATGTGCAGGCTAACAGAAAACTTGGAGCTAAGAAGTTAATTGATCAGTTAGCTAAGAAGTATGTGATTGACGACGTGATAACCACGGAGATTCAAAAAGAAATCACGCAGTAATGACAAAGGATGATTGGGTTGCCTATAGACCACTACTGGCAACCCATACAACATTCGGTAAGTACGTCTCAAATGTAGACAAGAATTATTGTCTCGTGCAGTTTGATGGCGTAGCCACCAAGTGCGAGAGCAAATCAGTAACTAAAATATACGAAAACAATCTAATTAAACAATTAAATGAAAAACACAAACATTAAAGAGCAAATTGCTGATAGCAATGGTGCTCACACAGAACAACCAATTATCAATCAATTAATTAATGAGTTCAGAGAATGGAATCGTCAATGGGATTTGAGTCAAACAACAATGACTATAGATGAATTTAACGAATCATTAACTAAAAAATATCATGTATCTTTAAGCAATTCAAGTACTAATGGTATTCAAGATCCCGATATTCAAGGAACAATGAATTTATCAAACAAAACATTATTGCCAGACAATGTCAACACACCTGAAGAATATCTAGAGTATATGAATGCTATTGGATATTGGGATTATGTTAAAAAGTTAGAAAAGTTTAAAGAACAAATGAGCAATGATAATTTTAAAAAGTCACCAATTCATGATAAGAACGCAATTATTCAAATGATGGATGAATTAGAGCCACAAGAAATGATTGAATTGGTTGAATTTATCACGGTAAAATTAAAAGACAAAAAACAAACGGCATTAGAAAAGTTTATTGAAAAACTTGAAGAACTTGGAGATTTAAGAGATTGCACATCAATTGGAGTGATTCAATTAAATATTTATAAAAACGAATACATTGAATTAAAAAGACAAGCCAAAGAAATGGAGAAGGAGCAACAAAAAAATACATGGGAAGATAGTAGATTAGAAGATAAAGGCGACAACTATATTGGAAAACAAAAATCTTTTGAAGACTACTACAACGAAACATACGGAGGTAACAAATGATAACGTTTAAAGCAAAAATAAAAGATTCAAAAATTTGGTTTGACGGAACAAGTTTAATTAAACATGATGAAAACTATATTATCATGAAAGGTGATATGGAATGGGTATCAAATACAAAATGGGATAGTGCAGATAATGACTGGGATGTCATTGATATAAGTACTTTGATTATAGAAACAAAAGAAGGTAACAAATGAACCTAGAACTATTAAAGGATGACGCCAACTATTATGGCGAGATGGGAAAGCAATTCCTATCCAACTCAGATATTGATGCCTTGTTAAGGGATCCATCAAGTTTTAAAAAGAACAAAGAAAAGACTGTCGACATGGTAAAGGGGAGTTACTTCCATACCTTGTTGATAGAGAAGGATAAGATTGACAACTTTGAGATTGTAAATGCATCAAGTAGAACTACAAATATATACAAAGATGCGTGTGCGGATGGTGAAATAAGATTATTGTCAGCAGAGAGAGACATGATAGTGAAGATGGCAAAGGCAATATCAAGCAATATCATAACATACGACATGATTTATGATGACGTGATTGGCTACGAGGTTCCAATGGTCAAGGAAATCATGGGACTGATGTGGAAAGGGAAGGCTGACATTGTGAAACCTAGCATTGTTTACGATTTAAAGTCCACTACTAAATTAGATGATTTCATGTTCAGTACCAGGAAGTACAACTACGACTCTCAGGCATGGCTCTATAATCAATTCTTTGGCAAGCCTATGGAGTTTATTGTGGTAGAAAAGGAAACTAACCGTGTTGCTATTTTTGATTGCTCTGAGGAGTTCTTAGACAGAGGCAGAGAAAAAGTATCAAGGGCAGTTGAGCAGTACAATAAATTCTTTGGTCCAAATAAAACTGAAGACATAAATGATTTTATTATTAAACAAACATTATGACAAGAGAAGAAAAATTAACCATGTACGAGGGAGTACATGATGAGATATTTGGTCTATGGCCAGTATCGAAGGACGATGTGATGGATGACAAAGAGTTAATTAGCCTCATCTACCATTACAACAAAGCATTACAAGAATTATCAGACTATCTTCAAGAAAAGATGGACGCATTAGAAACAACAGAAGAATAAAACATATGGCACAATTAGTATCAGTATCAATCGACGTGACTAAGATCACAAAGAGCAAGTTAAAAGATGGTAAGTATTTAAACTTTACCGTAGCACTTAACAATGAAACAAACGAGTGGGGTAAGAACGCCAGCGTTTGGGAAGAACAATCTAAGGAAGAGCGTGAGGCAAAAGACAAGAAAAACTATCTTGGATCAGGCAAAGTAGCATGGTCAGATGGTCAACTTGTCGAGCCACCTGCAAAAACCGACACAAGTAAACCCTCAAAAAAGAAGGAAGACTTGGACGAGTTGCTGTTCTAATCTAATCACCGACAGACACATAGCATCACTTAAGGTGGTGCTTGTGTCGAGTGTCGGAAAAAGTTGCCAATTTCAGTATATATTAATTTATCTATTCTATTTTATTTTTATTTCATTTTAAAAATAAAAAAACGACACAAATGGGTTAAAAGAATTAAAAACAATAACTTAGCCTCTAAAAAATCGACATAAAACCGACACAACATGACACAAATCACAGTTTTTAGAAACATTAAAGACACGTCAACGCCTTTCTTTAGGCCGATTGACGGGATACTTGCCCGAATTAAGGAAGGCAAGAATAAAGACATTATAAAACGCATCAGAGAAGAGAAGAACAAAGATGTTCGCAATGTCCTTAAACAGGAGTTGCCAGCGATTTGTTTCTCAGGCACATTCAATACGCGAAACGATAAAGCACTTATCGATCACAGCGGATTCATTTGCCTTGACTTCGATGGGTTTGAAAAGCAACACGAGTTGATTGCTAAGAAACAAGAATTAATAAAAGATAAGTACACCTATAGCGTATTCATTTCTCCGTCAGGAGACGGCCTTAAATTGATTGTAAGGATCCCAAAGGATGCAGACAACCACAAACACTATTTCAAGTCCTTAGAAGGCAAATATAACAGTCCTAACTTCGATATCAAGTGTAGTAACCTTTCACGAGTATGTTACGAGAGTTATGATCCACTAATTTTTATTAACCCAAATAGTGCCGTGTGGATGGATATGTCGCAAGGCAAGTACGAGGAAATGATAACCAACGTCTCCAAGTCAACGATAAAGTTAAGCGACCAGAATGAAATCATCAGAAGGCTTAGGGTATGGTGGGATAAGAACTACGGCATGGTCGTAGGCGAGCGCAACAACAATGTGTTCATTCTGGCATCAAGATACAATAAGTTTGGTATCAATAAAGACTTGGCCATGTACGCTCTTAGTGAGTTTGCGCATGAGGGCTTCGAGATGCCTGAGATAAAAGTTATCTGCGATAGCGCATACAAGAACAAAGATGAGCATAACACAAGGTTCTTTGAGGACATCGAGAAGGTTGATTCAATCAAGAAGCAACTTAAGGCTGGTGTATCAAAAAAGGAGATCCGTCTTCAACTGAGGGAGTCAGACATTGAAGACGATGTAATAGATGCTACCATCAATAGCATTGAGGATGACTCCCACCATGTTGAGTTTTGGGAACGATCAGAGAAGGGTGTAATAAAATTATTGCATTATAAGTTCAAAGAGTTCTTGGAGGACAATGGATACTACAAGTATTCTCCTGAAGGGACAAAGAACTACATCTTTGTAAAGGTGACCAACAACTTAATCGACAACACAACAGAGGAAGAGATAAAAGATTTTATTCTTACTTACATTCTAAAATGTGGTGACATGGATGTATACAACTTCTTTGCGGACAAGACAAGGTTCTTCAAGGAAGACTTCTTGACCATGCTGTCTCACGTTGATGTTTACTTTATCTCAGACGAGAAAGACACCTCATATCTTTACTATAAGAATTGTGCCGTGAAGGCAACGTGCAAGGACATCACAATTGTTGACTACTTAGATTTGGGTGGCTATGTATGGAAGGATCAAGTTATTGACAGAGACTTTTTTATACAGCCAGTCGCAAATTGCGACTACAAAAGATTCATCAGCAACATCGCTGGCAATGAACCAGATAGAATCATGTCAGTTGAGAGCACCATCGGTTACCTTCTCCATGGCTTCAAGAATGTTGGGTATTGCCCGGCAGTGATTATTAACGACGAGGTCATCTCCGATAACCCTGAAGGTGGAACGGGGAAGGGCTTGTTCGTGAATGCCATAAGCAAGATGAAGAAAATGGTCATCATCGATGGTAAGCAGTTTAGCTTTGAGAAATCATTCGCTTATCAGCTTGTCTCGGCAGACACACAGATACTGACATTTGATGACGTGAAGAAGCACTTTGACTTCGAGAGGTTGTTCAGTATTGTTACTGAAGGGATTACACTTGAGAAGAAGAATAAGGACGCGATTAAGATACCATTCAGCAGGTCACCAAAAATTGTCATCACGACAAACTATGCAATTAAGGGGAAGGGTAACTCATTTGAGAGAAGGAAGTGGGAGCTTGAGTTTAAGAAACACTATAGCAAAGATTTCACACCTGAGGATGACTTCGGTAGATTGCTCTTCAGCGATTGGGATGAGGATGAGTGGCTGAGGTTTGACAACTACATGATATCAAATCTTAGGCTTTACTTATGCGAAGGATTTGTGAAGAGTGACTTCAAGAATCTTAAGACGCGTAAGTTTATTGCTGAGACAGACCACAACTTCTGGGAGTGGGTGATCAATGATGGAACGATTGAAACAGAAACTAAATATTACAAACAACAACTATATGATATGTTTGTCTCTGACAACCCTGACTTTGGGCCAAGGGCTAAGATGTCAATCTCAATGAATAAGTTTTATTCTTGGCTTGACGCGTATGGTCTTTACACGACTGGCATATTGCCAGAGAGTGGAAGGGATGGACGAGGTAGATGGATCATATATTATAAGCACAAACAATTATGAACATAGAAGAAATTATTAAAGAGATTTGCGATGATCACGGAGTGAAACCAGAGCAAGTAATGTGCAAGACAAGTATGCACGAGTTGGCGGCAATTAAGGCCGTAATCGCTTATGTATTATACTGGTATGTTAAGATGACTAAGTATGAGATTGCTGACATGATGCACGTGCATCATTACACGATCTGGAGGTACAAAGAGATTGTCGAGCGACGTGTAAGACACGAGAAACCACTTGAGAAAAAGTTATTAAGGTATGTATTTAAGGATAAAATATGACAGAGAAAGAAGCAATAATCATCCTGGCATATTACAACGACTGGCGAACGGGTGAAGACATCCCAATGCAAAAACCAGCTGTAATCACAGAAGCAATTAAAGTAATTATACAAAAATTTAAAGAAAGAAATTATGTTCACGAAATCGTGAACGAACAAAAATTATGAACAACAAACCAAAATTAGAAAAGTGCTCATTCTCATTTGGGCAAGAAGGTAATACTAATGGCTCAACAGATACTTATGAAGAATTAACTATTGAATGCGAGTCTTCACTTGGTATAGATAACGATGAAGGTTGTTATTACGTTTTGAAAACAAATGGTTGGAGTATAGATAATGTAAATGACTTGCAAGAGTTATTCGATAGGATTAGTAAATGCATTTATGATTCAACTAAGGGATTACCAGAAGCAAATAGCTGATCAGGCCACTGCAATATTGCAGTCAAGTCAATTCGTATACCTGGCCCTTGAGGTTCGCACGGGTAAGACACTGACATCATTACAGATAGCCTCACAAGTTGGGGCCACATCTGTCCTGTTTGTTACAAAGAAAAAAGCCATTGGATCTATACAAAGCGACTACGACAAGTTGGCTCCGAGGTATAGCCTTGAGATTGTAAACTATGAGAGCCTTCACAAGATAAATATGTCAAGTTTATCGCTCATAATACTTGACGAAGCGCACTGCTTTGGGAAGTTTCCGAAGCCAAGCAAACGGGCAAAGGATGTGAAGGCCATTATTGACAAGCACAGATGCAAGGCCGTCTATTTGTCAGGCACACCATCTCCTGAGTCATACTCACAGATGTACCATCAAATGTGGGTGCTTGGATCTGCGTCACCATTTGCTGCGTACACGAACTTCTACAAGTGGGCCAAAGATTATGTGGACATAAAGCAGCGCAAGATTAATAGCTTGTTCATCAATGATTACTCACACGGAATACAAGAGAAGATCGACGCAAGAATGAAGCCGTACATTATCTCATTCACACAGAAAGAGGCAGGCTTTGAGTCAAGTGTTGAGGAAGAAATTCTCAGGGTTGATATGCCAGAGATTGTAAGTAAGTTATGCGATGACCTTGTCAGAGACAGAGTGATTGAAGGCAAGAAAGAAATTATCCTTGCAGACACTGGAGCCAAGCTGATGCAGAAGCTTCATCAATTATGCTCTGGCACAATAATATTTGAGTCAGGTGCGTCAATGATTGTGAGCGACTTTAAGGCAAAGTTTATACGTGAGAGGTTTGCCGGAAAACGAATAGCGATATTCTATAAGTTTAAGGCAGAGCTAATGGCGATAGAGCTAGCGTTTGGTGATAGTGTAACGACAGATTTAGCCACGTTTCAAAATGGGCTTTGTGACAATTTTGCTATACAAATTGTTACGGGAAGGGAAGGAATTAACTTGAGCGTTGCTGATCACATTGTGTTTTACAACATTGACTTTAGCGCAACGAGTTATTTTCAGGCAAAGGATAGGATGACAACCAAGGATAGGATGCACAACAAAGTTTACTGGGTATTCACAAAGGGTGGCATAGAGGAGAAGATTTATAAGGTGGTGCAAAAAAAGAAAAATTTTACAATTTCTCATTTCAAATATTCATACAAACTATTATCTTTGCAGACCCATGTTAACCGAACAACAGGTACAAACTAAGAAGATCAAAGAGTTAGAGGCTGAAGGATATTACGTATTAAAATTAGTTAAGACTAACAAAAACGGAATTCCCGATTTATTAGCACTACACCCAGAGAAAGGGATCCTCTTCTGCGAGGTAAAGAGAGCAGATGGTAAGTTATCACCACTACAAGAATACAGAATAAAAGAACTAAAAGAAAAAGGATTTAAAACAGAAGTACACTATGGAACAAAATAAAACAATCAACACGCTAATTAAATTAGCACACGAGAAGGCCAAGAATGGCGGATGGTGGGACGAAAAACGCAATGTCCCTGAATTATTAATGCTGATTGTCAGCGAGTTATCTGAAGGTCTCGAAGCTTTACGCACCAATCATTATGCAAATAGGTCAATTACAACTGACTTATATAATGACCTTATTGTAAACTCGCATGACGAAGAGTTCATCTTAAATGAAGAACAATGGAAGAATTCATTTGAGAACAACGTCAAGAATACTTTCGAAGATGAAATGGCAGACGTTGCTATCAGACTATTTGATTTGTGTGGAGGTCTTAACGTAGATCTTGAGAAGCACATCGACCTTAAAATGAAGTACAACTCTATGCGTGGCTACAAACACGGTAAAAAATTCTAACAACAAAAAATGGAAAACAAAAACATATTTAGAACAGAAATAGCACAGACTATTTTCAACAACAAGTACAAGCATGAAGGCGCAGAAACATGGGAAGAATTAGCTAAAACTTTAGTTAATGATGTTTGTCAGTCATTTATTAATGATGAAGAGAAATCAGAATTAATTAAAATGATTACAAATATGGAATTCATTCCAGGAGGTAGATACATTTATTATGCCGGAAGACCAAATAAATACTTCAATAACTGCTACTTATTAAGAAGCGAAAAGGATTCAAGAGAAGATTGGGCTAACCTGTCTTGGAAGGGACAGTCTTGCCTTATGACTGGCGGAGGAATAGGTAATGATTATAGCGTGTATAGAGCTGAAGGTGAGCCAATTAAAAAAACAGGTGGTGTAGCAAGTGGTCCAATATCAGCAATGAACATGATGAATGAAATCGGGAGAAATGTTATGCAGGGCGGATCTAGAAGATCAGCTATTTATGCAAGTTTAAATTGGAGACATGGGGATGCTGTTAAGTTTTTAAAAGCAAAAGATTGGCATAACATGGTGGTTACTGGAACAGGTGGCAAAACAATCGCTGATTTAAAAGAAGCTGACTTTAATTATCCTGCTCCATTAGATATGACTAATATTAGCCTTAATTATGACAATAAATTCTTAGAAGAGGTATTGGTTAATCCTGAAGAAGCTTGGAAAAACAAAGAAAAAAATCCAGAATTGACAGGCAATGTTCCTGAAACTTTTTATCAAAATGTTTTGCAGGCATTAAAAACTGGAGAACCAGGTATGTCTTTTAATTTCTACAAACAAGAAAACGAAACATTAAGAAATGCTTGTACTGAGGTTACATCTGAAGACGATAGTGATGTATGTAATCTTGGTTCTGTGAATATGTCAAGAATTGAATCTATTGAAAGATTCAAAGAAGTTGTTGAACTTGGTACTAAGTTTCTTTTATGCGGAACACTTAGAGCTCACTTGCCTTATGACAAAGTTAGAGAAACTCGTGAAAAAAATAGAAGACTTGGTTTAGGATTAATGGGTGTTCATGAATGGTTACTAAAAAGAAAATATAGATATGAGGTTACACCAGAAATGCATGAATGGTTAAGTGTTTATAAAGAATCATCTACTAAAATAGGTACAGATTTAGCGAAAAAGTTAGACATTTCTATTCCAGTTGCATTTAGGGCTATTGCTCCAACGGGAACCATTGGTATGCTTGCTTCAACAACAACTGGTATTGAACCATTGTTTGCTGTTGCATATAAGAGAAGATATTTAAAAGGATCCAACAAATGGCATTACCAATATGTAGTTGATGGAACAGCTAAAACATTAATTGAAACTCATGGTTTAAATCCGGCAGATATTGAAAGCGCTGTTGATTTAGAAAAAGATTACGAGAGAAGAATTAAATTTCAGGCAGACGTACAAGACTATGTAGATATGGCTATATCAAGTACTTTGAATATGAGCAATTGGGGTTCAGAACATAATAATGAAGAGATGGCTATGGACTTTGCTAAAACATTAGCTAAGTATGCTCATAGATTAAGAGGGTTCACTTGTTATCCATCTGGATCAAGAGGTGGACAGCCATTAACTAGTGTTCCTTACGATGTAGCAATTAAACACAAAGGCGTTGAATTTACCGAACATGATATATGTGATATATCTGGACATGGTGGATCTTGCGGAATATAAATAATATGAGAAAAAAAGAAACAACAAAAGCTCCCAAGGTAGAGGAATCTGCCTTGGTTGAGGAAACAACCATTGAAAAACTATTAGAAGAAATTATCACAGAAGAATCTCCTGATGTAGAAGAAACAATTGCAGAGGAATCTGCCTTGGTTGAGGAAACAACTATTGAACAATTTGAGGGTGCTATTGAGGGTGCTATTGAGGGTGCTATCTACGTTCCTACATTGTCAAACATTCAAAAGCAATGTGGTTTAACAGTAGAAAACTTTTCATCTATGGAATACTCTCCTTCAGTTGAATTGAAGCTTATGTTTGCAGACATCATGGAGACAATGCACAACTACCATATGTCATGCGAAAGTAAAAATCAAGCAAGATATAACGATATTATGAATCATATTGTTACTTCTTGCGAATTAGTTAATACCTTTGTAAGGTAAATGTTAGAATTCAAAAAGCCAGTACCAGTAGTCGTAGAAGGAGACAAAGATGGATACGCATTGTATGCCAGCAACTCAGGAATGCTTGAGAATGATGTGTGGTGTGTAGTTCTTTGTGACGGTGGATATGTAAGACATTATAACACCGATCAAATCCGGATATACTTCAATGCTACTTTTGATATAACAAAAAAATAATCAGCCCCGTTGGCCAGGGGATCGTAAAATACAGATCGGCATCTTAACAATGCCCAAGACATCTGTTCTCATCGTATAGGAGATAGGGTTAGCCTTCCCGACATCGTTCAAAAAGGCAAACATAGTCAGGTGGCGGAATGGTAACGCAAAGTAAGATGGGTAAGAAACTACTCAGTTCACTTCATACAGGTTCGAGTCCTGTCCGACTACACCGGTAATGGGAAGGGAGCCCACGTTAAACTAAACCGTTGGAGGCTGTCGAGCCTTATGGATCGGTGTACCTAGATGTAAAATTGGTGCTATTGGTCTCTGAAGAACAGGGAACACGGGTAACTGCAAGATAAGTTACAACCCCATCGTGGCGGAAGGTTAGGGATATCCCTGACGTGGTAGACGCTATTAATTAACACTTAGTGTTAGTAAGAAATATACAAAGTACAGGTTCGAGTCCTGTCGATGGTGGCAAAATGATTATAAGAATAGAAAATATTGAATGTCGTTTAGTTTGTGAACAATGCGAGATTGTTAAGTGGTTTCCTAATACGTACTACGGTTCTGAGGCCCAATTAGAATCAGAGGGATATAAAAGAATTGAACACGAGAATGGTGGATTTTCTTACAAAAGAGGATTTCATAACATTCATGGATCTTGCTTTCAAGGTAAAGAGAGTTGTTGTGTGATTGCTTTTATTGATGATGACTCAGATGAGGGCTTAGAAATAAGACCAGTTGGAGCCAGACTACTTAATTTGAGCAAAGAGGAAAGGGATATCTTCTTTGATGTCTATAAGTACGTAAACGATAGAGCTTTAAATGACAAGGGAATAACAGAGGGGCATCAATGTCCCTCTGTAAACACAATGTCAGTTCAAACCTGACAAATGAACTATGAAAAGAGAATTATTAAATAGGGATGGGTCTCCAATGAGGGAATATCATTCTCCATTAATAGAAGAATTACTTAACGAAATGAAAAAAAGAACATTAATTATTTACAACACGAAAGAAACAACGGAAGAAGAAGCAAAGCATCTATTAGAGATTTTAAATTGCGATGATTCTACTTTATGGGATAACGCAGACCATTGCGGAGTTCAGATAATTGAAGTGCCATTAGAGAACGGACGTAAAAAATGATTGACAAAGAAGTAATACCTTATTATATATTATTGAGTATATTAGTAATTTTTGCAGCGTATAATGGATGGGCTATGAAAGTTAGACATAATACTACACCAGCATTTTATTATCATCAATTTTTAGTATAACAATAACACTATGAAAGCAATATTAGAATTCAATTTACCAGAGGACCAAATAGATTTTGAAGATGCTGTCAATGGACAGAGATGGTCTATCGCAATGTGGGAACTAGATCAATGGCTTCGGTCTCAGACTAAACATCCTCCAGAAGGAATGTCAGATGATACATGGAAGGCATTAGATGATACTAGAGAGAAACTATATGAGATACTAAATGAGAATGCTCTTAAGATTAGATAGTAAACCTATAGTCTTATATTTGATTTTTGTGATTTTTTCACAATAAGGTGCACTATAAGGCACAAATTAGCATATTAAAAACAAAATAAATGAAAAATATATACAAAAACTACATTTATGGTCTTAGGGACCCAAGGAACGACACATATAGATATATAGGAAAAACATCTATTGGGGACGATAGACCATTAGTTCATCTTAAAGAATCACACAATAGCAGTGTAAATGAATGGATATCTGAATTAAACAAACAAGGGCTTGAGCCATTTGTAGACATAATAGAAAAAGTTGATGACATAAATGATTTGTCAGACAGAGAAAGATTTTATATAACATATTATTCTAACACCCAAGGTATGCTTTTAAATGGAAACAGAGATGAATATAATTCAATAAACTCTCCATCAACAGCAACAAAAGAGCAGATAAATACAACATATTTATGTATGTTAAATATGGAAGAAGTGTATAAAATATTAAAAATAAGCACAAACTTCACAGATGGGTTGCTTGGGTATATGTTTGGTGTTAGCAGAAAAACTATATCTAATTTAAAAAAATCAAACACAGAAACAATGTTTTTAACATATTTGAAATTGATTTTTTTTGCTAATATTGGAATTGATGGATTTTATGATTTTTATTATTCAAAGTCAAATGAATTCAAAGGGGATTACCCAGATACTAAAAATGATTTTATAAATAGGTGTTTAATGGATTATGATTTTTGCAAGTATTGGTTTAATAAATGCTTTAAAGAAAAAAGTTTATTAAATAAAACGAAATAAATCATATTATATAATGATGTATAAATCATACATTAATGACAAGTTATGGCAATAATGCATGAATTTTGCTACATAAGCCATACACCTTATATTGAGGTATTATAAGTCAGTAAGCTAATATCGCGGATCGCGATTCGCGATATTTTTCCATAAAGAGTAATATATTAAACAATAAGTCGGATTTTAGTCGACTAAGAGCAATATATTCAACATTTTTTTCCACTATCTTTGTAGTATTATGACGCCTAATAAATTTATCGGAACATTGTTCCAGTCTCGTGACGCAATGCATCTTGCACATTTAGACACTAATTCATTTGCCCAGCATATGGCACTTGGTGAGTACTACGATGGTATTCTTGATTTTACAGATTCGTTCACAGAAAAATATTTTGGAGCCAATGGTAGAATTCCTATTGACATTCCGGCATCTAAAAAGGAAGAGCCAAGAGAACACCTTAAAGGTATTGGCAAAATGATTGAAGCTGAGATGAATAACTACTCTCCTGATCTTCAGAACATCTTGCAAGATATGTTAGGATTGGTTAATGAAACATTGTATAAGCTCACGCTTATGTAATTGTTGATAACTATCTTGAACAATTATTATTAAATAGTTATAACTTTGTGAATATACTTGTGTTGGTTCATAGTGTATATTTTTAGGGTTACTTAATGGGGCCAAGAAATTGGTCCCTTCTTTTTTTAAACAAATGGGACAAATCGAATACGTTAATCAGGAAATAAATAATTTGCACAGTTTATTAACTGACTTATATGAGTCCATGATGGACAATGAATACAATGAAACAGTTACAATCTGTAACCAGTTGATTGATCAATTGAAAGAAATCAAATTAAATTATACTGATGAAACCTTATTATGAAAGAGCCACTGAATTATATAATGAAGGGCTTACAAGTGCGACACAAATCGCAAGACAGATACTTAAAGAAGGGATAACAAGCGAACCATTTGACAAAGTAAGAAGAAACATTTCTTACCAAATTGTAGAGAAGGACCACCTTCTTTCTAAGGAATGCAATTCTCTTGGCATCCCACTTGAAAATGTAAAACATTACTGGCATAAAGGTAAGCACTTCTCAATTAATGTCGGAAAAAACAAGCCGTTAGACTACAACGATATCAAAGAGTCAATCGTTGAGGAGATGCGCACCTACGCACCAGTCTACCCAAACATCCAAAGAATACATGATAGTGAAGGATACCTGCTGGTCATCGACCCGGCTGACGTTCACATCGGGAAGCTCGCGAGCTCATTTGAGACAGGCGAGGAATACAACAATCAGATTGCTGTTGCCAGAGTAAAAGAAGGTGTGCAGGGCATATTAAATAAGTGTGCAGGGTTTAAGCTTGACAAGATCTTATTCATTGGCGGCAACGACATATTACACATTGACACGCCTAAGCGCACAACAACTGCCGGCACATCACAAGATACTGATGGGATGTGGTATGACAACTTCTTGATTGCCAAAGCATTATACATTGAGGTGCTTGAGATGCTTGTGAGCGTTGCTGACGTGCACTTTACGTTCAATCCGTCTAACCATGACTATACCAATGGGTTCTTCTTGGCTGACGTGATACAAAGCTGGTTTAGAAACTGCGACAACATCACATTTGATTGCTCGATAGCACATCGCAAGTACTATAGATACCATAATAATCTTATTGGTACCACGCATGGCGATGGCGCAAAGAATGCTGACCTGCCGTTATTGATGGCTCATGAGGATCCTCAAGGATGGGCAATTTGTAAGCATAGATATATTTATACACACCACGTACACCATAAGACCTCTAAAGACTATATTGGTGTCACTGTAGAGAGTTTACGCTCTCCGTCAGGAACAGACAGCTGGCACAGCCGTAATGGCTACACAGGAGCCCCCAAGGCTATTGAGGGCTTCCTGCATTGCAAACGCAATGGCCAAATAGCGAGAATCACTCACTTATTTTGATTTTTCCATTTCCTTCTCTGTAAGGGCTCTCTTCTGTGCAATTTGCATTAAGTTATTTGCGATAGCATTTAATTCTGCTGGCATAAAACCTATGTTGTATAATGCTGGAATTGCTGCCCATTCTTTCAATACTTTTTGATCTTCTGGCAATAAGTACTTTGTTATTTTTTTACCACCATATGATTCCTTTTCAAATTTTCCAGTCAAAGCTGTTTTTTCATATTCGCTTGATTGAATAATTTTCGCAATAGCAATACCAGCTGTTCCCATCAAATCTGTTTCATCAATATTATCAGAACTATAAAACTGAATAGGTTCTTCGGCCATTGGTGACTTATATTTTTCTGGTAATTCCCAACCTTCTTTTTGATATTTTTTTATTTCTTCTTTTTGCTTCTCAGTATATTCTTCTTTGCCTTCGTTTTTATAACCATAATATTTATCTAAAGCAAAGTTTCCAATATCAAGAATTTTACTATTTGATATTGGTAATGGCGAAAGCAAATCAGTTGCAATAGTTCCTGAAGCATTTGTCATAATTCTTTTGAATTTCTTTTTCTTTTCTTCTTCTTTATCTTCTCCTCCAAGCCCCATAAGGGACAATGACAAATTATATAATAAATATGCTTTTGCTCCATTGATTGATAAAAATGATCCCATTTCAACCATAAGGCCAGCCAATGATAATGCTGCTGCTTTTTTGTCTTCTGCTGTTGATTGTTTTCTTGCTGCAAGCGTAATAATATCTGACTGCATTCTTGCCTTTTGGTTCATATTGAAAACTGCCAATGGGAACGCAATCATTCTAATAGCTTGATGCAAAGGATCTCTTGATGTAAATAAGTTGCCCATTTGATTTGGGTTTGATGGAGACTGCTGTCTATCAACCATTTGCTGAGCATATCTTAATGCATCTTTATTTGGGTTTTTAGCTTCTTCATTCCAATCTACTTGATATACTCTTTTACCTATTCTTTGTGCATAATATGCAATGAAAGACATTTTTGCAATTCCAACATCTGGTTTTGATAACACATAAGATAATCCTTTTTTAGGCAATTTGCTAATATAAGATATTGTTCTCAATCCTTTGTTCTTTGATGCATCCTCAATTATTTTATTTTCATTACTTAATGATATTGAAGATTCTGCACCTCTATTTGCCACAGCCATGCCTGAAGAATTAATAAACTTTTTCATTGCTTTATTTAAAAACATAAGCCTAAATCCAGAGTTTATCAATGTATTTAAGGCAACTGGGGCTGTTTGAGAAATAGGTTGACCAATACTAAGCAAGGCTCTTGTCGTACCAATAGCTGAAGCTACTTTTAATAGTTTTACAGCTTTTTCATAGTCAGATTTACTTATCATTGACTTTCCTCTTTCAACAGCAACTAATGTATTAATTCTAGATTTTAATAGTTGCATATCTTCTTCTGGACCAAGTTTCATAAATGAAGGTGAATTTATAAATCCTTCAAGCTGTCTAATTGGAGCTGCTGTTTTTACATCAACTAATGCAGCCCTAAATGCATTTGCCTGATTAATATCAAAATCAAAACTTAAAACTCTATTTTTAGGAAGAGTTTTTACTTTCTTTGTTTTAATTAATGATCCAGATTTAGACTTTACAGTATAATCTCCAGTAGTCATCCTATAAGCCGAAACATTGTCTGATAAGCTTACATCTTCTTTTTCTTTACTCGGATCTGCTTTTTTGTAAGTTTTAGATGTAAAGTTTGCATCTCTTCCAAGATCATCATTGTAAACATTTTTAGATACTTCTTCAAAATCTGAATAATGATTATCCCAATTATTAATCCACCACAAAACAGCATCTCTATTTGTTTTGCTAGTATTATCAATGACTTCTTGTCCATTTTTTGCATCTTTAATTAATTTATCAAATACTTTCTGAGCTAATTCTCCTTTTTTAACTTTTTTATTATTTTTAGAGTTTAGCATTACATCTATAGATTGCTGTATAAGTGTTTTTTGATCTTCAAAATAATCTTCATCACCATTATCTCTAAACAACAATGCAGCAATTCCTCTTTCGTAATTATTTTCTAATGTAAAGAATTCTTTTTCTTTTCCAAATTTTTCTACATACGCATCAATAGCTTCGTCAGCCATTGTGTTCGCTCTATTTACACCCTCTTCAAAATCATATATGCCAGAAACGCTTGAAACAGCTCTATCTTTAGATTGACCAACAAACATAGTTTCTAAAAGTTTATGTATTTGCCAAGCCTGAGCAGCCATATAATTTGCAAATTCTGTAGAAAAATAAAGCCTTAATGATCTTGATTTCACTCCTTTTTCCTCAAGTTCTTTAGCGGCCTCTGCTCCTATTGCTTTATTCACAAGACCCTCCATTCCCTCTGTAATATAATTATTTATGAAGTTATCTAATCTTTCTACAGCAAGCTTTGCTTCTTTGTTCGATAACACACTTAGGTCTAATTCTAAGAACTTTTTAATTATACTCTTTTGTGCTTCAGTTAAATCAACTTTCTCTCCTGTTATTGGGTCTTCTCCAGTCTCAAGTATTTGTTTGGCAACATCTTTAATATCATCAAATATTTCTGCAAGTGTTTTTACAACTTCTTCGTCTTGTTGCTCTTCATTTTCAGATATGTCAATATTTTTAATTGCTTCAAGCATTTCTTTCTCGGTCATGTTGTCAGAAAGAATTCCGGCATCAAATAATTCTTGATACTTTTCTTTCATCTCATCCATTCTCTTCTGATTCTGCTGTTCAATTTGCGCTGCACTATATTTATTTACAGCTTCAATATCGGCAGGTGTTTTTAATTTGGCATTAGAAGCAACAGACATTAATACTTCCTTAGCCTTGTCTAAGTATTCATCTATGTTGTCTACATCTCTTGGATTGACAAGCAAGAAGTTCTTAGCCATGTTTCTGTTGCTTGGCTGAACGTCTGCATTTTTAATACTTTTTGCTATTCTCTTTGCTATTTTTTGTGCTTCTGATACTTTTTCAGCATATTCGGCATCGTTAAATACCTTAATCATTCTGTCAACGAATCTGCTAACAGCAAGTGGGTTTTGAACATTTAATCTTGAAGCCGCTTTTAATAGAGATGTCAATTGTTTAGTTGATATCTTTCCCTTTTTTTGTAAATCTTTTAATTCATTCATAATTGAATTCCTTAATTCATTTACATATTTAACAGCACCTTTTGCAGCTTTTGCTTGTAGCTTAATTTGCTCTTTTAATGCAACTGCTTCATTTACAGTTACCTTTGTAATGTCCTTTATCTTGCCAAGAATTTTATTTACAGATGGTGCTTTCTTAAGTTTTTCTCCAAGCTCTGTGCGTAGTTCACGCTCCATTTCTTCTCTTTGAATATCGTCGGCCTTCTCGTATGCAAATGTTTTCTTTAAAGTACTAATAGCATTCTCTCTCGCTTCTGCAAATGTTTTTTGACCACGCTTTCTTGTCTTCTCAAAAGTGTCAAGAGACTTTTGTTTAGCCTCAACACCGCCTTCAACCTGATCAAACGCTGACTTCTTTTTAGCTTCTTCTTCAATTGTAGGCTCAGCTGTTACTCCTTCAGCTTTTTGTTCTGGTACTCTTGTGCCCTCTTCTTCTATTGATGGAGCCTTGGCTTCTTGTACTCTTGATTTAGCTTTTTCAATTTGATCATTGTATTTTTTATCTATTTCAATTAAAGCCAAATCTCTTTCTTCAATTTGTTTTTTATTTTCTTGGTATCCTGGATCGCTTTCATCCAGAACAATAGGCATTAATTTATTTAATCCTTTTTGTTCAATTTCATTTTGTTTGTTTTCTTCTATTATTTTTATTTCTTTTTCAAGCTCTTTGTTGCTTTCTTCGGCAACGACTTGAGGTTTTGATTCGGGAACTCCTTGCTCCACTTCTTGGCTAACTCCGGTTTCTGGCTGTACAGGTACTTGACCTGAGCCTTGCTCTTGAATGGCATATAAATTTTCTAATAAGTTTTTATAATAATTTGTTGAACTTTCAAATTCAGCATCTTTTGATAATTCTGAAATCTTTTGTTTTAAATATTCTTCAGGATTGGTGGTTAAAAGATTTAATTCATCTTCTAAAACTTTTATGTATTTATTGTTTTTTTTATTTTTGTTGTTTTTTTTCTCAAACTCTATGTCATTTTTAAGACTATCTGCTAATTCATTTATCTTAACTTGACTCTCTTCTTTTATTACTGGCTTTTGTTTAACTTCCTCTTGAATAGGTTCGTTTACCTCTTCTTCTTGAGTAGCATTTGATATGTTTGTTAATTCAACATCTATTTGTTTTATTCTTTCTCTTGGCTTAGCAGTAAGATTTGGATCCTTGCCTTCTATTTGAGAAGCAAGTTTTCTTTTCTCTGCAATCAAATCATATGCTTTTCTTTGATTCTCTACACTGATGTTCTCTGGCATTTGACTAACAATAGCGTTAGCCTCATTGAATGATGTCAATAAACTTTGAGCCTTCTCTTGTGTTATTTCGCCTTTAGCTATCTTTGTTTTTAAGTCAGCAACAAAAGACGCTTTAGTTGCCTTGTCATTAATAATTGTTTTGGCTAACTTAAATGTTTGGTTGTCAAGCATTTTTCCAAGAGTGTATTGAGCTGTGTTGGTAGCTATGTTTACAACTCCCGCCATCCACATACCACCCAATGCTTCCATCTCGGCATCTTCCCATACTTTACCTAATAACTCTTTAGTCGTATTTGGGTTTTTGAATATTTGTTTTTCTTTTGCAATGTTGTACAACTCATTTGAAGCCATTTCAGATGCACTTTGTAATGCGCCAGTCTCTCCCTCAGCAATCATTGCTCCAGCAGTATTTAATGTACCTTTTATTGCTAAGTTATTAATCTCTGTATTTAATATTCTATTCAGACCATTGATGCCTGATTTAGGAGCCCACTTAGCCATGGACTTTAACAACAATGAATTTGCTAACCCTGCTTTAGAAAATGCTTGCGTAATACCCACATTCTCTAACTTAGCTTCTACAAATGAATTCAATCCAGACAAGATAAACTTTTCTTCTTTTGGAACATTTTTCATTTCTGGATTATTGTCATACTCTTCCATCCTTCTGCCAATACCTTGCAAAGTCATGCCAGCAACGAATCCACCAGGAATAGTAAACGCAGGGAACATCTCCGGCACAGAAAATAAAGCAGATCTTATTTTTTTGTTTGGATCATTTTTATACTCTTCAGTCGTAGATGATAATTTTAGTTCATTGAATTTATCAGTAAGCCATTTATTTGCATCTTTTTCATATTGTGTTTTTTGAGCGTCATTTGTCAAGCCCATTGTAAGAATATCTGTTCCTTCTAGTGCAGCATATACAGCACCAGAAGCCAATGATTTTGAACCACTTAATAATGAATTATATAATGCACCAAAAATATTTCCCTCTTCTTTTAATAACTTAACATTCTGAGCTGCAAGAGATTTAGTTCCGGCATCAGCAAGAGAAAACACGGTCTTTGCATGATTCTTTTGATTTTCAAACTCTTTGCTTTTCTCATTGTATCTTAATTGAATATCATCTGCTTTTGCTTTTAACTCAGGAGTCATACCTTGAGTTGAAACAATTGCAGCAATAGCTTCGGCTTCTTTGTTGATATCATCAATTTCTTTTTTGATATCATTCATTGTATTTGAAGAATATTGTAGTTGCTCGTTTACGAACTTTAAGCTTTTATCTACATTCTCTTTTGTATAAAGTCTTTTGAATTTATTTTCATCTTCAGGAGATACGCCATTCTCGGCCATTGATAAAAATTGAGTTGGAGTTAATTCTTTTTTATTAACGCCACCACTATTTCTAAACAAAAACTCTTGTAACTTTTCTTTTTCTTTTTTAGCAGCAAGTTCATTTCTGTAAATCATTACAGGCATTTGCTCACCATTATCTGCGATAGCTGTAATTTGTCCTTCAAAATTACTGGCAATAGGATTATCTGTCTTCTCAAAACGAACACCTAACGATCCAAATTCTTTGTTAAACTCGCTTACTTTCTCGTCTACATTTAAATTTCCAGGCTGAACTAATTGACTGACATCAACATATGCTTTGCCTTTTATTGCTTTATCTACTTCTTGATCTGGTATTCTATCTCTTGTTGGAAACTTGACTGCTGGCTGTTGTGGAACAGGAGCTGCTTTAATAAATTTATTAGCAGTCTGTAGGTCTTCGTTAAGTAATGGATCAGAGGCAATGGTTGGATTGCTGGCACGCAATTGCTCAAGTTGTGATTGAGCATTCTTTATCCCTACTGCATCATTCTTTTGCGCAGCCTCTTGTAAAGAACGGGTTAAGGCTTGGTGTGCTTGCCAGTCCCTAGACTCAATACCTTTATTATACGCTGACGGATTCCTTGGAGATGCCGATAAACCAATTGGCTGATCCGAAGACGAAACAGATGCCCCAACGTCTTTTTTTTTTACGTCAGAGAAATACTTACTTTTAAAAGTATTTATGTCGTTTGTATATAATTCTTGCTCGCTGAGTTTTTTATACAATTCATTTTGGCCTTCTTCATTTCCATATTTAGCAACAAAATCATTGTAGCTATTTGTGTATAATTGCTCGCTATATAGCTTGTCGTATAATTCTTTTGATCCTGGCATTTTAATTTAATATTCCTTTTTTACTTTGTTGATTATTATACCTAATTGGAGTAAAATCTGGGTATGCTACTTTTGCTCCTGGTTTTTGATTTGCAAATAAATTAGCTGTGTTATAAAAATCTTCACCAGTTCCAGCATCTATATTAACTCTTTCCATTTCTATTTGTTTTGTTTTTGAGTTTCTAATTAAATTACCTTCAGTGTCTTTTTTCGGTTTACTTATTTCCCAATATCTTTTACCATTTTTCTCAATTAAATTAGTAACTCTAAATCCATCATATCCAGCTATAACATCTTTTACTGGAGCATCTAACACTAATCCAATTGCTTGGTTTCTTGTTTTTGGATTGTCCATAGCTCTAAGTTGCTCTAACCTCCTATTAGCAATCTCTTCTCCTTCTTGATCTTTTCTTATTTCTTTTCTTTCAGAAGCGGTCATTTGAGTAACCTTTTCCGGCTTTTCTACCTTATAATCAATTTGAGATTCAATTACATCATTCACAATTGATTTAGCTTTAGCCATTTGCTCTTCACTTAACTTCGGTGTAAAGATACCATTCTCATCTCTTACAAGCAAAATTGTTTTGTCACGTTGAGAAGATAAAGTATTAATTTCTTTTTGTATTGCCTTCTTGTCTGCCTCAGATTTCACAGATTCCCTTTGTGCAGAAAGCTTGTCAATCTGGCTATTAATTGCCTGAATTTCTTTAGCATTGTTTGTGAAAGAATACTTCTCGTCAGTATTGTCAGCTAATACACTTGCAGCCTTTCTTGGGTTATTTGTGATTGCATCAATAATCTCTGGCTTGGTTTTGCTATTAAACTTACCTCTGATTGCCTGAGAGATAACGTATCTACCATTAACCATTCTTGCCTCTGATCCTAAGTTCTTAACATATGCATTTACTTCATTAGACACATTAACCTTGTCTACGTTCTGATTCAATCCGGCATTTATAGTTTGAACATCATATAAATCAGCGTCACCTACAACTTTGCCAGTCGCTGGGTCAACTTTAGCAATATACATTCTACCATCTTTAGGATTGATAAATGTAGTCTTACCTTTCAAGTTAAGTAAGTCAGCTGTCATTTGTCTTTGATATAATTCTTGACCGGCAGCTTTACCTTCCTCAACTCTCTTTAATCCTTCCTCGTAATTTGCATCGTATTGCTTAGTCAAGTCAGCAAGCCTTGACCAGCCATCTCTCGTGGTTGATACAATTCTTGAGTACTCGCTTGGAGTAATCATTCCTCTTTTAAGCAATTGGTTTTGCTCATACAAAGAATTTCTTACATTGTTTGCGCCATCCATTACAAACTGATTGAACGTAGGAGACTTAGATCCTTGATACTTGTCTACGATAGATACTACGTCAGAGTATTGTTTATCTAACTCAACTTTTTTCGCTTCTCTATCTTCTTCTACTTTGCCAAGTTTCTCTAATATGTTCTGCGTTATATTGCCCCAATCAATTGGGTTCGTGGCTTGATACTGTGAATATTCTGCCATAATTATTTAGCTAATGGATTATATGGGCCAAACAAATCATTATCATATATATTTTGATATGGATTAGCATATGGGCTAACTGACTGACCAATATTTGGATTCATTTGAAATTGAGCTAAAGGATTATATTGTGAATTCTCCCATGCTTTTGCTTGAATGTTTGAATTAGGCAATACAATTCCAGTAGATGTAGATAACTTGCTGTCTTTGTTTGTGCTTTCTTCTTGCTTTTCATACAATGGCTTTCCCTTCTCATATTGAACAGCTAATGCGCCAATAGTTCCGGCAGCACCAGTAAGGCCAGCGTTAATATTTGCCTGACCTTGTGCTCTTGCCATTTGAGCTCCTTGTAATTGAGATGTTAAGAAGTCATTTTGTTGTGCAACCTTACGAGCCTGCATTGCTTGCTCTTGTTGTGCAACAAATGTATCTCTTTCATATTTAGCCTGATCAAGTTGAGCAGCCAATTGTAAGTCTTGTGCAGTACCTTGCTGTCCAACACCTGGCAAGCCACCTAATACAGCAGCAGCTCCAGCACCTTGCAATGCTTGCACCTGGTTCGCTGTTCTTTGAGCGCCTGATTGTTGCGCTAACTGATAACCAAGTTGTGGCACTTGTACGCCAGCAACTCTGTTTTGTTCAGCCAACATTTTTTGTTGTGCTCCAATATCAGCAGCTGACTTAGCAGCAGCCTTCTCTTGTTGTACTCCTTCGTATGTTTGATATGCGTTAAGAGCCAATCCAGCTCCTGCAACCAATGTAGATGTTAATGCAGCCATGTCTTATTGTTTTATAAATACTAATTCTGTGCATCCTGTAGAACCCTCCAGGAAGCCAAATTCTTTCATGCTTTTTATCAATGATGGGTTCTTCATTGACGAGTAGATATATGTTTTGCCAGATAAGAATGACATTGCTTTCGCAACCTCAATCATATAAGCTAACGCATTCTTCCTCAATACTTTATCTTTTACCTCAAAGTTACTAACGATAAACTCTAACCAGCAAATCTTTGAGTTTGTCATGTACAAAAAGCAGGCACAGATATCTACGCCATCTTTTGAAACCATAACTCCTTCTAAATTAAAAGGTAAGAAATCTCTCGCAGGGGCATCCCATCTCCAATCTTTCCACCATTTCTTTAAAATGTTCTCGTAATCAGATTCTGAAATGACTCTTGTTTCAAACTTCATATTAATGCAAAGATACTAAATTAAGGGTAACTTTTAAATACCTCTGAAGATACTTGGAAAACTTCTACAGAATCAGTGTTTGTGCTATCCAATTGCACGTCCATATAGTATCCTCTCAATCCAAAAGATTCTGATACTGAATTCTTTACGGACAAAATAAAGTCTCCTACAATCGGTGCAACAAGTGTTCCGGATGCGTCAGCGATAATTCGTATAACCGTCCTGTTTGTTACAGGGTTATATGTCTTTGTAGATGCCATACCACACTTTGCTTTTGCGGCTAGCGATCCATTGATTCTATAAATGATGTCACCGCTAAATCTCCCAGGGCTATTTAGATTGACATTATCTCCAACCTTTCCGGCAAATGTAATGTCTACAAAGCCAGCGCCAGAAGAAACAAGCAAAACTTCAGATACTCCTTGAGCCGATAAGTACACTGTATTCGACTCATTGTCCTCTCTACGGATATATGCAAACCACATCCCTTCCTTTCTTGTAAAGTTGTCATTGTTGATGTTGCCAGATCCAAGGTTAGATAAAACTTGGGCTCCCCAGCTATCGCTTGCCTCAAGATGCAATGTCTTAAACATTTTCTGTTCGTCAGGCGCATCGTTGAATATTGTTCTTACAGAAGAGTTGTATTGCGTTCCATAAAAGTTATTATGTACTGAATTAGTATTGTGCTTCCATATCTCGCCATTAACGAACGTGTAGAAGTTGTTATTCATATTTGCCATCCAATCAGGAAAGTAAGAATGAAATGATGTCCATCCAGTCAAGACGGGAGAGTATGTTAATGTATAGTTCGCCATTACTGCAAATTTAATCTTTTTTTGGCGGAGTTCTCAATCCACTTCCAATATAAGTAAGAACACCTGTTTGGATCTAATCCTTTTATATCCAATCCGATTGGATCTACGTTGACATATTTGCCCTTTACAAACATACCAGTGCTGTCATCTATGGCTCCGGCATTATGATAAAGGCTAACTTTGTCCCACCTTGGTGCGCCACACGTCGCCCATGCGAAGTCAAACTCTGGCACAACTTTAGTCTCGATGCCTCGCTTCCATAAGCACCATAGCTCGGCCCACATACTGGCACACCATATCTGCACACCGTAAGGGTCACCGTCATTCTTCTTGTCTTTTAGTTCTCCAAGGCCGAAGTACAGTGCATTGCTAATATCCTCAACCTCTTGCCAGTAATCAGCGTCAACGCCTTTCAGTAGTTTCTGTGCACCACCGCTCATCATTTCGTTGGCTTCAACAATATGATGGTCAATGCCAGCCAAATCGCACATCTTTAAGAATACGTCTTCGCCCTTGCTTTTGATATACTTTGCACCAATATAACTTATCGTATCGGATAAATAGCAGATATTATCGTATCTATGCGTATCAAAATTCATCGGCCTTGTAAATAAGAAGTCACAATCGTGATAAAAGATGGCACAATTCTTTGGAAATTTGTGACATACTTTCTTTAATATGTGCGGCTGAATGGATGGCGCATAGCCTTTATTCTCTCTCGTGTCCTCTGCGTAAATGAAATTAACTTTTGGATACATTCTCTGGCATCTCAACCAAGATGCTGGCAAATCATTGTCTATGGCTGCGACAACGTAAATATCCTTCTCATCTATTCCCATAGATGTAAAGTTATTTAAGTAAACCTCAACCTGCCAGGCATAATAGTCCGTGGCAGGTTGGGCTGAGAGATAGATTAAGGGCAATCTAGTGCTGATATCCATTGTGTGCCGTCCCACTGAAAGGTTGCGAATACTCCACCTAAGTCTCTCTTGTACCATCCAGCAGGCGCAAGTACTGTTCCGCCAGCATTGGTGTATAAAGATCCTGTAGAGCCAAAGTTATTGGTGTAGTAGTATCCAGTGAATGCGCTTGACGCACATGATGCTCCAGACGTTAATCCAAACGCTAAGCTTACATTGTAAACAGGAGGCGCTGTTGTTGTGGTAGTTGTTGTACTTGTTGTTGTACTTGTCGTTGTACTCGTGGTTGTACTTGTTGTTGTACTCGTGGTTGTGGTAGTTGTAGCGCAGTTATACTTTGCAAGAACTAATCCTGTAATAGATATCTGCAAGGCATAAGTATTTGCGCCTTCATTTACATAGTACCACTTATTCAATCCATTAAATACAATTGTACCTATTGAGTTGGTATAGATAAAGTCTCCAAGTGCAGGATATGCGCTAGCTCCGTTATGGTAGAACGTAGTTGAGTTTACACCTAAAGAACAAGAACTATACTGAGTGCTATATCCCGTTGGATCCATAAGGTATCCAGTAAAGGTAGGCGTAGTCGTTGTTGTGGTTGTTGTCGTAGATGTAGTCGTTGTTGTACCAATACACGTTGCGCAGTTTGCGTAAAGAACTCTTGGATTAGGAATTAAATACCCATAAGGCTGAGCAGATACCGTGCCAGTAATTGTCCAGCAGTTGCCATCAGATGACTTCAATACATTACCTACTGAAATTGCTTGAGCATAAGTATCTAACAATACGTCATTGTATGTTGTACCACACAATGTTGCGCTGTAATAATTGCCTGCTGGCAAAGTAGTTGTGGTCGTTGTGGTTCCGCAATTAAATACGTCAACTACATTTCCAAGGTTGTCAACCTTGATTGCTTGTCCGTTATTTATTAAGTACCAATTATTACCACCTACTAAAGGTGTAGCGCCATTTTGATCTTCATAAACAATGTCATCAACCATTGGAAATACTGTGTATCCATTTGAGTACATAGTGACAAATGTAGGCACAGCAATCGCGCAGCATAATGACGCACTCACTTGATTATGAACCTTGTCCACTTGGATAGGTACATAGTTTACAGGTTGACTATTGACAGTAATTGTAAATGTGTTTGGTATACTTGTTCCTACACAGTTAGTTGCAGTCACAGTTAAGTTGTATTGCCCGAATCCAGACGCTGTTCCGGAAATCAATCCCGTTGAAGTGTCAAGAGTTAAGCCTGCTGGCATACTATTAGTTTGACAAGGTCCTACTAATGAGAATGTTACATCTGATCCAGTGACAACTGATATTGTGCCGGTAACATAGCATTTGTAAATAACCTGACCAACGTTAACCACAACATTCTCATACAATAATGTATTTGGGTTCTGTCCAGTAACAACACCACCAACTGTTCCTCCATCAATCGAATAGTTAGACGATGTGGTTGATACGGCAAAGCTTGTCGGGTTATTTGTTGCAGCTATCTTAATGCTTACATCGTTACCTTGGATGTATTCTACATTGCCTTGAATAACAACTGGCACAGCAACCTCAGTACATCCGCAAGCGGTTACCGATAGAACAACACCGAAGTTGTCAATGTTTAGCGCATAGCCAGATATATAATAATACTTACTGTCTCCGGCAAACAATGTTGTTCCACCAGCATCAGAATATATAATGTTCCCCTCAGAAGGTATGCTATTTTGTCCATTATAATATACAGTTGTGCTTGTACTTCCTCCGCACGCAAGTGCTGAAGTTGCATAAGGTGTTGTCCCCATTGCAATTGACCTCAGTGTGGTTGCATAAGTCTGGAATGACCATGTTGTGCTAGCAATAGGAGAGTAAACATACAAGAAATAACTTCCTGTTGTTTGCTTAACTTGCGTCAAGAATCCTACTCCATTGTTTACCAATCCATTATAAGGAGAGCTTAAGTTTATATTGTCAACGCCCAATGCAACTAATGCATTATAGTTTGCTAAACTGTTTAGTCCAACATATCCACTATCATTTATTAGGTTGTTATTTGCGTCGTATAAAACAAACCTAGAAGCGCCAACACCTGCATTGTATTTCAACTGTACGTTACCTACGCTTGAGCCATAGTTAAGCTCAATGATCTCAGGGTTCAACGTGCCAGAAGATGTAGACGATCCAACACTTGGAATGTTTACCTTGTTTCTATAGTCCCAAATCAAATATAAATTAGTACCATTCGCTGCATAGTTAAAGTTTGCATTGTAAAGCCCTGCACTATAAACTGGTGTAATCTCGGTAGACGCTGCAATCAATGAATCTACGTTTGCAGGGTCATAGGTTGTATTTGTATCTAACGAATATACTTTGTTACCCAAACTTGGATTAAAGATCTTTATATTCGATCCTTGTGCATTTGTAGAGTCAGTGTAAGATGTAAGCGTTACGGTATCTCCTACTGCTGGAATATCACCTTGGCCAACAACACCAACATTTTGAGCGTACAATGACAACCCAGTTGGCTGCATTACTACGTTTGAGTACAAGGCTCCCGAAGATCCTGAGCTTGTCCAGTTTACTCTTTGTTGTGTTTGTGAGCCACCTTGAGATATCTGATCACCATTAGCAACCACAACTGTCTTAATAACAGCAGGCTTGTTAGATTGAGTCAGTATAACATCTTGAAATGTTCCACAAGCATTTACTCTTATTCTTATAGATCTCGCAGCACCAGCGCCAATGTTTGATGTAAGCGTAACTTTAATAAGTTTGTTTCCCGTGCCGGCAACTTGAGAAAGTGTAGCCCATCCAGTTCCAAACCCATTGTCAATCAATGACACTGTCCAGTTCTGAGATGCCGTAATAATAAATGTGTCATATGTGCCGGCAGTTCCTTCGATAAAGAAAACTGTTTTGTTTACAGAGTATGTACACAAGTTTACAGTCTTCGTGTTGCTTGTCAATACATACACGGCATCATAAGGATCGTATACGCCAATCTTTTGTGTGTCGGGACCACTTGAGAACAAATCTCTAAACCAATCTCTCATCCCTTGAGAAGATATCTCAAACAATCCAGACTCATCAAGCTTCATTACTGTGCCTCTTCTGGCATCAGTAAAGAACATATCAGATCCCCACTTTGCAAAACTCTCAGGGTTCAAGCTAATACCATATTCTCCCATGAACGGCACGGGTGTACCAAGCACTTCAGGGATAGAAGCAATTGAGCCTCCGCCAACAGCATCGCTTAATAAGTTCTTCTCGTAAAGAACTTTAAATACTTTATTCTCTTGGAATACAATTAAGTCAGTATCTCTTGAATGCAGCTTTTGAATAGATCCGTATGCTCTGTCTAAGAACTTAAAGTTAGCTTTTGATAAGTTGAACTCATTCAATCTGTTGGTAGATGTCTCAGACTGATATATTTGCGAGTATGTGATGCCAGAAATTGCATTGCTTTGCGCATAGCTATCAATATACGAGTTAACTCTTGGAGTATTGCCTAGAATAGGTTGATTGAAATCATCTCTAACTCTATAACTTTCAACACCATTACCAAAAGAGAATGCATTAAAGTCATTAATCTGCAAAGTTGCAATACCATTTAATACTTGTCCAGTATCTCCGGTAACAGTTGAGCTGTGAAGCTTTACGAGTCCGTTAGGCGTACTTACGCTTGTGATTGGGTATGTCGTTGGTATTTCATAGAATATCTCAGAATTATTATCTCTTCCAATTGTTTCAAGCACGATAGGATTTTGACCACCAGGTACATAAGTAATTTTAAATGTAATTATGTTTTCAGGGATTGATGTTATTCCACCTCCATCTAATACACCTTTTTGACTGTTTACATCATATCCTTTTACAACCATGGAAACAGATCCAAGCACAACCCTAAAGAAAACATTAAATGGACCATGGTTTTTTCCACTTTCATCGTATTGTCTAAATTTGGTATAAATCTGGTCTTCATAAAACCACTCTTCAATGTTTACATAATTAGAAGAGGAAATAAATGTTTGTTCTGGCTGATCTGCTGCGCCTTGACTTTCAGATATATCTATCTTAATAACTTGTCCGGAAGTTATATTGTTTAATGGTAACGCTGCAAAACCACCATCTCTTTGAGCGGTTTGCCACGAAGTTGGGCCATTAAATGTATTAGAACCAAAACTTCTACAGTTAATTCTCCAAGAATCTCCTATTGTATATCCTGTGTTTGATCCAAATATAATAAGACCAATCGCCTTACCTGATGCATCTTTTAAAAGATTGCCTTTCTTTAGGCCTACGCTATCTTTGTTTACTACAATATTTGACTCAATAGGTTTAGATGTATTGGGAAATAAATAATAACTAAATTTGTTTGTAGCAGTCATTTTGACAATATATCTGGCATCATTAGCCCCTCCATAGTTAGGGATAGCCGTTAATTTATTATTGCCAGTACCATAAAATATTGGGGTTTCAATTCCAGAGTACTTATCGTAATAAGGCTTAACTATATTTGAACTCGTGTCTCTATTTTTTGCTGATCCAGTATCAGATATAATAATCTCAGAATTAGCTATCTTAGTAAATAAAGTTCCTTCAGATTTAATCTTAATATAAAACCCTTCAGGTTGAGTTGTTGGAGGATTATTCAAGAAGTTAATCGCCTTCATATCTGCCTCAATAATCTTGTATCTCTCAGCAGAGCCAGTTGGCCCAGACTCGGTAGACTTAATTGTTAAGTAAGCATCTTTCTGAACTTTGTCAATATCAGATTTAGGTATTAAGAACCAAGTATATAATCCATCTTGAAAATAATCAACCGGGAATACATTGTAATACTCTGATTTGTTTTGCTTTATGAAGAACCTATACTTCGTTGCAAAGCAAGGAGCATAATTCTTTACAGCAACTTTTAATAAGTTTTGCGCTGTAGATGCACTTGCTGGCACATGAACTGTATTACCATCAGAGGTAAGAACAGTTGTCATTCTGCCATAATCATCCAAGTACACAATCCCTATCTCATAGTCCCTGTCACTTTTGAATGTTTTTCTTGGAACACCCTTAGTTACTACCGGTATAGAATTCAATTCAGCTTTAAGACTAACATTGATAGGCACTTGATTGCAATCAGCAATATCATAGAACTGAGTGTAATTACCATAAGATAGTCTGTTGCCAATATACTCTTGCGCTTTTGCTTTCAATGGTACGTTGTCAAACAATCTTGTCAATTGATCTTCTGGCAATGCAGCGTAAGCCTTGTTATTCTGAAATGTAAACTTATTTGATAACGCTGTCGCCTTGGTTATGTTCTCAATAATATTTGCCGTCAATGAATAGCTGTCCTTAAATATTAACTGAACCTCTTTTACATTGCTGTCTCCTAAGTCAAAAGTAATCTCAACGGTATTGTTTGCATTGACCATAGACTTGTTACTACCTGTCCCATAATCATATGAGAACACCTTAGGGAAAAATGCAACGTCAGAGAATGGCGACAATGCACTATATTCATTATCAAGGTACTTATATCTATAAGCAAATCTTATAAATCTCTCGCTGATATTATTCACGTCAGTGCCATCATTGCTCATTACAATTGTAGGCGCATTCAATGGAGGAGCTAAGATCACAGATATATCTTTGTCTGTGAATCCATCTAACGGATATGTTCTTGTTACATTTATTTTTCTTGGTGGGTTTAATCCATCTGTCCAATATAATAAATTATCAACTAAGTTGACACCAGTAATTAAAAAGTTAGTACTAAACTTCAAGTATTCAACTGGAGCTCTACCAACACTTTCTATTAATAATATATATGTCTCTCCTGTTCCGTTTGCGTTCTCATGGTATTTCACAACCATATTAAACACGCCCTTCACAAAGTAGTATATATTATTGTTTGCCTGATCAACATACGAACCAATGGTTGTGTATGTGCCTGGCAATGTTATACCCATGGCTAACGCAGCAGCCCTCAATCCAGACACTTGAGTGTTACCCATTACATTCTGTACGGAACCAACACTTGTTGCGTCAGATGTACCTACACGGATGTTTCTGGCATCTCTATATTGACCATTAGGTATAAGCCTCTCATCGAGGTCTTTGTTCATTATGCCAGCGGCAAAGTTTCTTTTTAATTCCATAGTTATTTAATCCACTTATCTCTACCACGAAGAACCATTAATAATCTTCCTGGCTTAAGGTTACTCAATCTGATTTTAGCATTTCTTAGCATCGCTGACTTCTCTTCTCTTGCACGTCTTACAATATACTCCTGAACGCCAATTCTGTTGTTTAGAATGCACCATTTAATGTAAGAGTATACAAACTCTTCAGCAAATTTGTGAACCTTTAATTGTGATGGGTCTGCGCTTTCAAGACCATCAGAGATATATTCAAGCACGATCAATCTGCCTGATACAGCTGATGAGAAGTTAATCACACCAGATGCTTTGTCAATTACAAACTTAGGGTTGACATTCGCTTCACTTGTCTCCATACCAAAGCGTCCGCCAATTCCATATCTAAAGTACCAGTATCCATCATAGAACCAGCCTTCTCTTCCGTAGTACCATCCATCAATGTAAGCAATCTCCATTGCTGTGTTCTTGATGCGCGAGATATCTAATTCAGATTGACCGGTGATAATGTTGCCATCTTGGTCATAGATGAAATCATCATTGTTATCTTGCAAATATGCGTTAGCATAGTTAACCGTTGTATTCTCAGTCAACTTGAACAATACGCCATTTGCTTCTAACGAAATTCTAATATAGTCAACATAGTCAGGAGGTAAGATGAACTTCAAATCATCCTTAACCTTCATCTCAAGAACTTTCTTATTTCTTAATGCGTCATAGTTTAGCTCCTGCAATGCTCTCTTTGCGTGGAACAAAACATTGTAACGCGTTGCATTGTCAATCAATTTGTCAGGCCCAACATACATAAGCATGAAGTTGTTGACAATATCAGCCAATGTTGTATTCTGCCCTTCACCCCAAAGGTTTGAGTCGTTGTAATATTCTTGGTTTGTTGACATTATTGTTGTTGTTGATTATTTTGTTCCTCAGCAGTTGCTACTGCAACAATCTCATTCTCTCTAATAGTAACACCAGCAAACTTCAATATCTTGATAATCAAGTCGTTCTGAAATATATCAGGCACTTCAAAGTCTTTATAATCTGGAGCCGCTTGGTCAAACAATGGTGCTTGCGTTGCCGGATCGGTGTAGTATGTCCACTTAGGATCTAACGGGTATCTATTGTAAACAATTGACACGTTAGTCTGAATCGTTGATGGATAGACAGTTATCGTTGTGCCAGCTTGTGAGTATGCCGGATAGTATGTTGTTGGAGCTGTGTGATTAGAAAACAAAAAGTAAGGCAATTTGTTTTTCTCAATTCTCTCAACATCCTTTAAGCTATACAATACATTTGTTACGCTGTACAAGTCTGTAGGCAAATTGTATATGCCACCAGAATATGTTAATGCGGCACTAGTAGAAAACTTATCAATGCTTTCAGACAAAAGCTTAGCAATGTCTGAGCTGCCACTATACGATACCCCTGTATTCCTCTTAACAAGCCACTTGTTGTATTGATAGAACATATCTTCAAATACCTCCAATTGTGCTTGTCTGGCAAATGCATTGAACTCATCAGGAGTAAGATATCCATTGTTATCCTTGTTAAGGAAGAACATTACGGTATTTCTTACGTTATTTATCATTGTATCGCAAAGATAATAAAAAAATAGCAGGGACTTGCCCTGCTACTTTAATGAATGAAAGAAAGAAAAAATTAAGCGATTGCTACAGTAGTAACGCTGATACCGCTTGGTAAAGTAGGTGTAATGAACTGCAAAGGCGCAGAGTTTGGTTTGTTGATAGCGATGATTGCATCAATGATTGCTTGAACTGTTGCAAAAGTTGCATTCGTTGTGTGAGTAATAGTAACGATGTCTGTAGACGCACTAGCAGCGGTGTACGCAATAGTAACGGTAGTATCAGAAGCTTTAGCTACTAAACCGATGTTGTCTAGGCCGATCAAAACCGTTCCGGTAGTCGATGCCTCAATTTTTAAAAATTTGCTCATAGTTGTATGCAAATATAATAATTATTCTTGACTAATTCTGTTAAGCATCTCTTCTGTCTCGATGCCTTCTTGAGTTTTGAAATATGCAGCGATTGCATTAATTGGATCTTCACCCAAAGGAACGCTCATCATTTTGCGTTTGTTATCTTTCAAATTAAAGAATACATCTCTTTGTGAGTTTCTAAAGCTCAAATAAGACATCTCAATATACTTTGCTGCTTTGTTGCGTAATTGCAAGTCAGAGTCGTCAATCATCTCTAAGAAGTCTTCTGGATTGTTTCTGGCATACACCATGATGTCTCTTCTGATTTCTTGCGATGTCATATTCTCTACGCGAGATCCGATCATCACACGCAATACTGCCATTGCTGTGTCAATGCTAATTTCTCTTGCTGCAATTTGTGCGTCAAGTTCAAAGTTCAAATACTCAAGTTTCTCACTTGCGTCTTTCTCTGGATCGAACTCTTCAAAAATATCTCCGTTAGATGGATGTAATGCTAGAAACTTTTGTAATACTGGGTTATTCTTTTGAACAACCAATACGCCATCTTCAAACACAATTGGCTCTAAGATGTAGTTACCATCCTGCTCGTCTTCAAATGGAGACTTTTGGTTTCTGGCATATCTTAGTGCTCTGTTAGTGTTTGTCGCTTCATCGAAGTGTAATAAAGGGAAACGCTTGGTGTTGCGAGAAGGCAACATGAATGATAATGGAGGTGCTGCGTCCTTCAGAACGTACACTCTGTCTTTGATTTCTGGTTTTTTCATTTGATTAAAATTTTACATTGCAAATATAAACAAAAAAAGTGGGGCTATTAACCCCACTTAATTTATTGATTTCTAATTACTTATTAGTTACGGAACAAGAAGAAGTTGTTAGCTCCCAAGGTGCACAATGCACGCTCAGACAAGAAATGAACTTGCATAGCATCCAAGTCACTAGTAGTTGCACCACCAGCAGAACCAGTGATCCAAGTTTTGTAACGACGATCTTCAGTTTCGCTAGCTCTGTAACGAACGTGCAAGAATGGACGTTTAGCGTTCTTACCTAACACTTGATCATAAACGCTGGTAGAACCTGCTGGTACTAACACACCGTTTACAACACCACCATTAAGACCACCACGCAAAGTAGCATCGTTAAGGTATTTCCAGTCAGTTTTGTAGAACTCATAGCTACCACGTTTGAAGCCTTTGAAGCCCAAAGTTAATGCCATGTTCTCGTCATTGTCAAACAAACCAAAGCTTGTTCCACCTGCACCGTAGCTGTTTTGAGCAGCCAACATATCATCAATATCCAAAGAGAATTGACGATTGATGAACAATGCGTTTTCTTGGATAGCTCCTTGTTTATCAAGACGTTGCAAGATAGCATCAAAGTCAGCTAATGCAGTTGGGTTTCCACCGCCCCACACGTTACCACGGCTATTAACAACGTAGAATAAACCTTCAGAACCTTTATTTCCAACGTCACCAGTAGCTGCGATAGCACCAGAGTTAGCTTCAGCAGGAACTGCTTCAACCATAGACATTTCCAAATAGTCATCAAAACGTAAACGAGTTTCGTGCTCTGATTTCAAATACCACAAGTAACCTGTAGCACCGTTCTCAGTAGTAACTTCTACCCATCCGATTTGAGCCATGTCAGAACCAGAAACTTCATATTTGTCTTTGATAATGATTGGGCTGTTAGAGAAGATATCATCTTGTCCTTCCAAAGAACCAGTCATACCATTAGAACCTTTTTTGAATTCAGAACCGTAAACAAATGCAGTAGATGCAGTTGATACAGGGATAGTTTGTCCACCACCAGCATAGTATGCTACAGTGAAAGTCAAACCACTAACAGCAGTGATAATTGCTTTGTCACTTTGAGTTCCACCTGCATTTCTAGATAAGAATACAGTTTGACCAACTCTGAAGTTACAAGCAGTGATACCTGAGTCAGCTACAGTCCAAACAGCAGTGTCATCACCAGCAGCACCAGCTGAAGTACAGCTAGAATACTTTGTGTGCAAACGACCTTGTTCAGCCCATTTGATTAAGTCGGAGTTACTTGGCATCTCTGCGCCGACCATACGCAAGAAAGATGCAATTGAACGATTACCGTATCTTTCAAATTCTTTTTCGTAAGTATCAGGAAGATACTGGTTCAAGAAGTTGAAGTTGGTAATGTAGTTAGTAGGCAATGTTGCCTTTACTGATGAGGGGGTTAATGCGAAACCCGGACTCGATAATACTGAACCAGCCATGTTTTTTTATTTTTTGTTTTTTTTTTTATTTTTTGTTGCTTTTTATAACTAATCTATTGCCGTGGTCGTTGTCAAGAGAAGTTACCTTAAATCCACCTTTGCCCATATTTTCTGGTACGGATCTTACACCTCCCATATCTATGTTCTTTGATTCCTTTGCAATTGTTTCTACTGCCTCAGCTTTTCCCTGATCGTAGAAATATTTTGCAAAGCCCTCCGGATTTCTGGCAACTGCTATCGCCCTATGATACGCAGCCGGATCTTTCATAAAACCTTTGTCATCTAAGAATGTCTTGATAAACTCGGTCAAATTAGATTGATCCTTCTTAATCGCTTCTGTCTCACCTGGTTTGTAAACAAATTCATTATCTCCAACTTTAAATCCAAAACCTTTGAATTCATTAGAGAATAACTCGTCAGTTTTCTTGGCGAAATATTCAGCTCTTTCTCTCTGCGCCTGTTCAACTTCTTTGGCACTCTGGGCATATTGCTTAAAAGCGGTGTACTGATCTTTTTCTTCATCCGGAATCCCAGCACCTCTTGACTCAAGAGGAACTTTGTATTGGTCCTTCAGTTTGTTAAAGTAGTCCTTCGCTTTTGTAAGCTCTTGTTTGTGTGCTATTCGTTTCTTCTTAACATCCTTTTCATCGTCCATGTCTTCATCGTACTTAAACTTGTTCTCAAGTTCAAATGCAACTTCCTCATCGTCAAGTTCTGGGTTGTTTTGCTTGTAATAATCGAACAGCAACTTATTTGGGTCTTCGTTATCAATGTCTCTATTTACTTTATAGAAGTCATTAATGCCTCGACCTGTTTCCTTTTTGAACTTTAAAAACGCTGAGACATCCTCTGGTAACTCTTCAGTTTGATTTCTCTCTTGAAGCAAGTCATCCAAAGTATTAATCTCTTTGTTATACCTATTCTTAATAAAGGACAGAACGTCATTCTCTTCAAGTTCCCTTGGCTGTGCTTCTGGCACAACGATGGGCTCTTCAATTCTAACAGGCTCTTCAACCTGTTCTACTGGGTGCTGTTCTTCGTGCTTGGCTAGTAACTCCTGTTCGATTTCTTGAACAGATTTTTCTTCACCGAAACTCACAGCTTTTACTGATGTGAAATTCTCCATATATTTTATTTGATTAATTTTTCGCTACAAAAATAGTGATTTTTATTTTGGTTCAAATTGAGCCAAATCAAAACCATCTAAAGAGTCTTCGCTTGATTCAAAATCAATGGCTGGCAAGTCTTTCTTACGCTGCTCAATTAACTTTGATTGGTGTGTGCTTTGTATATCAATACGCTTATCCTTCGCCATTTCCTTTTGCTCGTCAATTGTCTTAGCGGCATTCACCTCTAAGCCTTTCAACTGCATATTCATCTCAAACTCCATTTGCATTAACTGCATTTTAAGTTGAGCTTCTTGCTTCATCTTCTCGATCTCAAACGCTGACTCGGCTTGCTTTAATTGCGCCTTCGCTTGGAATTCTGCCTGAACCTTTTGCAAGTTAGCTTGTGCTGCTGCCTGAGAAGACTGGATGTTTGACTGCGTTTGCATCTCCATCTTTTGTTTCTCACGGTCCATGTCTTGCTCTTGCTTCTTCCTGCGCTTTAACTTAAGAAGTTCATTTGCTAATTTAATATTGCGAATTTCACGAATATCAATAGCGTCTTCAAGATCAATCTGGTCACGTTGTAGCGACGCTTGGATGTTTGCCTCAAGCTGAGACTTCTCCTCTTCATCCGGAGATACTTCAATAAAGATACCAAAATCATGTAAGTATAAGTCTTTTACGTCTTCTAATACACCAACATTGTACTTACCAATTTGGTTTATAAACTCTTCTTTGAATTCTGAATACTCAAGCACATCAGAGATACGGCAAGACAATGCCTCGGCTAACTTCTTAGTAATAAACAATGTTCCATCTAGGATATGTCTTGTTGCTGTGTTTGAATTAAGTGCAGCTAACTTTTGTATACCAACCAATGATCTTGGATCAGGCATAGAGCCATCTCTCGCTTCGTTTAAGCCAGTCACGTCCCTAATCATACTCAAGTAATGGTTGTACGAATTAATCAATGCTGTGATCTTTCCTTGGCCGCTATTTGAGTTTAGCTCTTGAATTGGGATCTTACCTTGGTTGAACTCTCCATCTTGATTATAAGAACGACCAATTACACTACCTGTTTGGAAGTATAACTTAAGCGCGTCCTCTGGATTGTAGTTTGCACCATTACCCAAGTCAACCTCATTCATACCATCGGCATCAATGTATACACCATCTGGCACAACTCTCGCAATAACTTGTTGTAGTTTAAGATGCGTAATTTGAATCAAATCAGCAAAAGTAATCATACGTCTAACCAATGACTCAATAACGCCTTTGTACATTCTTGGGGCCATTGCGATATAGTTAGGCAAAGCATACTGCGTAGCAGACTTTGGTCTAACCATGTTCTTACTGAGTTCCCACTTAAGCAAATAGCTTGAACCTAACACCATGATACCTTCGTACCATACGTCAATTCTCTTTTCTATTTTCTCAAATCTTTCGTCAGTCCCAGTTGGTGGGTTAAAGTTTTCATCCTTGCGAATGATACGAGTACCACCATTATCCAAAAACTTCTTCTTGTAGACAAATTTCTTATCGGTTTTATAATTGAAATATAATAATGTTACGACATCTCTGTCGAACAATGTGTTTCTGTATGGCCTAATAATGTTGTACTGCGTGAACCAGATACTACTTAATTTAGATATTTTGTCAAGCTCCTCCTTGGTAATGGTCGGGTCAATCTTAATCAACTCACCAATATGCACTTGCTTGATTTCTCCATAGTAGAAACAATCCTCAAATGTTGGAGACTCTGTGTATGAATAAACAACAGCAGCAGGATCAACGTACTCAACCCTAATGCCGGCTCCTGGTTGGAATGTATGCTTAACCATGCCGATACCCAAGACAGTCATATCATAATCAACACGTCTTTTAATTTCTTGGTATCTATTTTGCTCAAGCAATGTGTCAATTGCAATCTCTTCAGCAATCTCAATCGCAGGCTTGTAATTAAGCTGCATATGAAGATTAAGCTCCTGATCGTTCTCTGGCAAATCTTTAGGATTCGTATTGAAGGCATTGATACCAAATTGTTCTTGCGTTTGCACCAAGAAGTCTTTTGCTACCATATCCTTCTCGATCATCTCTTTGTAACCTGAACGCTTGCCAGCAGCTAACTCATCTTGAGCAAATGCCTTTACTGCGTACATTCTGTCAGACATACCGTTAACAACGATATCTACAAACTTAGGGATAATTGGAACTGGCTCCCAGTTAAGATTCAAGTAAGATAAGTCACCGTCAACGGCTAACTCATCCTTGTACTTTTGTACAGGCTGTTCACCACGAGCGTATAGTCTTAGCTTATGAAACTCAATCCATTGGTTATAGAAACGACAAGAATTAGTATCTCTTCTAAACCATTCGTAAGAGATGGCTCGTCCCACTTTGATACCATATTCCTTGGACGCTTTTTCTGCATCAGTAGCCAGCTGACTCGGAAATGATGTTGGGCTTATTAATTCTTGAGTTGTTTGATCCATTATTTGTCTATTATCCTGCTATTATACCCTTCGTTCTGGTATCTCGCAAATTTAATGCTTATTTTTGATTCTTTTTTTTCTGGCACATATAAGTGCTTTTGGTTCGCCATTATCGCTAAACCACTGCTAATTGTTGCATCAAATTTAGTTCTATTGTTGATATCAAACCTTGCCCAATCCTCAAGTGTTCTCGTGAAATACATCGATCCCATCTCGTCAGAGTCTCTGTACACATTCTCAAAGTCTATGCCAACGTGCTTCTCAATGTACGTCTCAATAGCGGACGCGTGTGCTTGCTTTACGTCCTCAGATGAGTTAGGTATCCCACCAATCTCTTTCTCTGTCTTAGAGAGCTTGTGTGTGGGCTTATCTGGTCTATTCAGTGCAAAGTTTCTGTACCCTCTATTCTTGAAATGATATAGTAGCCTTGGCTTGTTATTCTCCACAAGCACCGGCATACCATAGAACACACACGCCATCAGTACCTCCTCAAAGAATATCTCTGCCGTCTGTGGCCTTGCCACGTACTCTAAGAAGAATTGGTTGCTTGGCGCATCCTCCATACTGAACTTCGTCATACCATGGAGCGATCCGTTAGAACCACCACCACCCACAACGCCTGAGATATCATAAGGGTCACATCCAAACGCACCAAGGTGCTCATTACCAGGATAGAACAAACTACCTCGCTTTATAAAGTTATTTCTTAAGTTCTCAGGTGGAACCCATGACACAAGGAACCGGCCTTTATTGTCTGGCGTCCAAACAACTTGGCTGTCCTTCACACCGTCCCTCCAATGAAAGTAGCCTCTTGTGAGAACCCTGTCCTTGATCAATGAGTCATTGTAGTCAATTTGCTGGTAGATCTTCGTAAGATTAAACAAGGATGCCTTGCTCTCATCCCTGAACGCGTGCGACTCTGTGCGTGGAAACTGCCTGTAAAATTCGTTCAATGAGTCTGAGTCACTCTTTAAGGAGGCAACCTCATTGTTCCAATACTCAATGACACCAATCTTAATCATTCTGCCATCAATACCTTTGATAGGCTTAGATGGCGTGTCAAACACCGGGTGACCATATTCGTCAATATATCCTTCAAAGTTCCATTCCATTGGAATAAATAATGAATACAGGCCACTCTTTGTTTGCCCGTTCTCATTCTTCTTCCTTGGATCAGAGTCTTCGTATAATTTCTTAAAGTTAGAACCACCCTTATCAAGCGCATTCGATGTAGAACCCATCATACACTTACCAATGATCCGGCTACCCAAACGCAAACACGTCTTGGTTACACGCCAGTTGTTCTGTATGTTGTTAGGAGCAAGCCATTTACCGCTCTCATCCTGGATGAGCATCCGTAATTTTTCTCCGTCATAACTATTATCACCTGTGTTCTTCCAGTCAATTGTGGTATTAAGACCCTCTAAGTGATCCTCCTCAGCTTTTGCAATACTCTTTCTTGTGAACTTAGATGCCGGCACACGATACGCAAGCTCAGTCTTTGGTTTGTCCATACCATCTTGTATTGGCTTAAAAAAGAATGGATAGCTCAACGATATATTCACGACCTTGTCTGTGAACATTTTCTTTGCATCATCTCCCGTCTTTGATAAGATACCAAACCTGGCATCCTTAGTAATTGTCGCTTGGTTGACCATCTCAGAGCTACTCATGAATGAGAAACCTGAACGTCTATTCTTTAGATAGCACATACCAAAGCACCTGTCGTCAGCCTTGCAGGCCTCCCAGAATATAAAGAATATCCTGTTACTCTCACGGAAATCAGGTAGACCAACGTCTATCTTACTCCACTGCAAGTACATATAATGTGTACCGGTGATATATGTCGGGATGCTATTATTAATAAACCAGAATCCATTATCTCTACGATTGAACTCTTGATCTATGTAGTCATCCCATTTAGCTTTGAACTTATTGTCAGTCCTATCCCAATCAAATATTGTCTTAATCCTTTGTAATTCTTTAGGATACTCAACAGCCTCCCAGTGATTGTTTCTATCCTCAACCTCCTCAGGCTTTGCTGGCAAGGCTATGTTAACACCATTAATGTTATATATCTCACCGATGGTTCCATCTTTTGATATAATGACAACATCATATTTATCATTGTGGCCATACTTCCAACTATTTGCAAGGTTACCTTTCTCGATAACCTTCGCACTAATAATATCTTTCTCAATTGTGTATAGCATTATTTGCCCCTTCTCTCAGCGAAGCCACCTTTTTTCTCTTGAATTTGTACGTTGCCCGTGATCATGTTGCGCTCTTCTTCTATCCTTGATAGGATCTCGAACGCATCAAAGATAGCCAACTTCTTGGTTGCTGCTGCATTTTTTAATTTGTCAGCAGACACATCACCCTCATCACCTGTTAAGATTTGCTCTTCAGCAACCTTAATAAGCTCCTTGATAGCCATCTCGCCTGCCTTGATTATTTTTAATTTATATTCTTCAGTTGTCATAATACAATGCAAATATTTTTCTCAAACATTCTGTACAGTTTTTTTCCGTCAATATCAAACCTGTACTCTGCGTCAGGCTGATACGACACCAATGTGCCAGCAGGCATATCCATGGTATCACTAACGTATACAAGCTTGCCAATCAATGGCTGCTCTACACCAACCTCAAATACAGACAAGTCCTTTTGCTTCTCAATTGGCTCCACAAAGCAATAAGGCGAGTGGGCCATCCAATACCCACCAGGTTTTCTGTATAGGAAGAATTGATCAAAATCTACAATGTATAAATTGTCTTTAAGGTGCGCCATTGACTTGCGCTCCTTTCCCTTCATATCGTAATAGCTTCTAAATACATTATGATGAACCACAAGCTCATCTCCTGCCTCAATTGGACCATCATAGCCAATTGGCGTATTAATTACTGTAGCGAACCTATTGGTGGCCTTATGGTCTTCTTTTGATGTGCTAATAATTAGCCCACTCTCCCTAACATTGTCGTAAGATTTACCACCAACCGGTTCTACAATAAAGTAGAACGGGGATCTCATTATAAAAAGTCTATATTAAATTCAATTGATATAGGCATACTATATGTGAACTTCTTCCACATTAATACTTCTTTATCTCTTTCGATGTATATTAAAATAGCCCCATCATTCGTTGATAAAATTTGATGAATGACATAGCTACCGTTAAGAACTGGCTGACCTACAACGTAGTTCATTGCGTTCTTGTAGTCAGTACCAACTGCTATCTTTCTAATTATCATATAACAAGCACCCATCCGGATGTCTTTTTGATATACAGGTTCTCTGTGTCTGCTTGGAAACACAAAGCGCCTGGGCTAACAGTTAACGCAGTTCTTGCAGCAGCATTCGCTACACTAAATGTATTTTTGTACACATAGTCTTTTAGCACAGACAACTGAACATTTATTGTAGATAAATCAGCATTTGAACCTAGCAATATTTCTGTGCCTGTTAAATCTGTATCTTTTGTATAACTTGATATTTTAGCCATTTTTGTATTCTCCTGTTTGTAAGTTTACTGTGATGTTGCCATACTCTTCTGACAACTCATGCTGAAACGATTGTAGGTCCTTTGCAACACCTTCAATTCTCTCAATAAATTCTTTCTTTGCTACTTCCGCACTTTCCATCTGAGCTTTTGCTCTTGAGATTTGGATTTCTACGTCTGCAATTGAGTCCTTTAAATATCGTAAATCACGATTTAAAGCAACTAACTTTTCTAATTGGTCTTCTTTAATTTTATTCATTTTAATAATTTATATAGTATGATTGCTAAGATAACCAACAGTACAAGGGGAAGACCCTTATACAGATACTTGCTATCTTGATATTCAATTACTTTGTATGGCACTCTGTCATGCGTCACAACTCTTATTGTGTCTGGCTTCACCGTTGCCTTAAAGTATATTTTCTTTTCTTTAACGATGAACTTCAGCTTTAATACTGTGTCCTCGTATGTCATTGTGTCTGTGATGTAAAAACTATCGGTGTGGTTATACTCCTCAGTTATTACCGTTGTATCATGCACAATAACTTTTTCTTTATTGAATAGTGTTGAATCCTTCTTAAGCGCACGGTTTAAGTGCCACTCAGCGGAGCATGATGTAAGTAATAATATGAGGAGTAATGACCTTAGCACTTCTTTGAGTTCTTTGCAACAGGGTTGTTTGTTGTTCCTGGCTTCGCCTTAGATGTCATCTTTTTAGGTGCTGCCGGTTTGGTGTTTTTAATAGTAATAGCCATAATTATTTTTTTGCTGCGTTTTTAAACATCATTTTAGCTGCGGTAGCTTTACCTACTGCGACAGCCTTCTTAGCAGGCATACCTTTTTTCTCATAGCTTTTAGCTACGCTCTCAGCCATAGGTGCAAAGTTTTTACCCTTCTTCCCGATGTCTTTACCAGCAACGGCTTTCTTTACGATTGTAGATTTTTTCATATTGTTTTCAAAGATAGTTATTTTTCGTTAATCCACACTAGTAATAATGCCATTTGTAATACGCAAGTTTTGTTGGCCAGGAGGATTTGTTAGTACGGTGAATGTGCCAGTGTACCCCGTAGGTACGCTATCTATCAGCCTATGAAGCGTCTTTAGTATCCAGTCAATCGACATTGGTACGCTGACACTATACTCGTTGTAATTTTTAGGTGGCCTTAAGATCATAGCACAAAGATACTACTTCTTTGTGGAACGTCCACTACTGCCGTTGCGAGCTCTGTTCGTTTTTGACTTCTCAATCACAACGGACCCATCCTTCTTGTGGCTTAGATCAACGCCTTTCGCTGCTCTCTTGCCATAGATGCCACGTTGGTGCGCTTCTTTATTGAGCTCTTCACGATACTTCACGCGTGCAGGTGATGCCTGATACGCTTTGTCGTATGAGTAATCTCTGCCAGTAGCTTTGTTGCTGCCCGGCCTATTATTCTTCGCTACTATTTTGTTCTTTGGCATTTGGTTTAAACTTTTCTGCTACGGTTCCAATACCGTATGCGATAGATATGTATTCTACGGCCTCAATTGCCTTTTCGTCTTTATGTATGAACATATATGCAATTAAGGATATAAACCCAATTGCTCCAAGCACTCTCTTATGAGAGGCCCCTTCGCTTGAAGAGAACATATCTACAAAGAACTTTTTCATTGCATTATCTCTGATTGTGCACTCGTGATTTTCATCAATAAACCGCCCTCAACTCTCTTTGCTTCGCGCCCATTGTTCAATATAATAATTGTTGGAACGGTCTTAACTTTCATTTTATCTTTTAGCTCTGGAAACTTATCCAATGATAAGAAGCAATAGCTTACGCCACTTACTTGTCTCCATTGATAGCTATTTTGTTTGTTCCATTCATAGTTTAACTGGACAACAACTTTCCCTTTGTTGATATCTGGTAATCCTTGCTCAGGTTTTGAAAAACTAATCCAAAGAAGCAATATTGGCAAGGATATGAATATGGCTAAAAACTTTTTCATCTCATTAATCGTTCTTCCATTTTTTCAAGTCTCATATCGATTTTTTCAACCTTCTTATCAATATTGTCAACTGTCGTTCTCAATAGTTGATCTTTTAATTGATACTCTTCTGCTGATACTGCCGGCTTTGGTAAGTTCTTCGCCTCTTCAATGTCAGATGAGAGCTTATAGTAAACCCCCATAAGAGATGCTAAACCACATACAATAACTACCAGAAACTCAAGCGTAAGAGTGAATTTCGTGTTTTTATTAACCTCAAGACTTTCCATTATTCTTCAGTAACTTCACCAATAATTGGTTGTTCGTTAATTGTTTCCAATGCTTTTACAATGTTTGTAACTTCAATAAGATTGAAGCAACCTTTAGAGATAGCAATATTTAATGCTTCTGAAATGATTTGTTTTGCTGTATTTGTTTCCATGATTTTTTAGTTTAATGTCCAAGGTAAAGGTGTGTTTTCTGGAGATACTGGAGGATTGATTTGTGAATCAATTTGACCTTGAATACAAGCCTCAATATTGCTAACGCCATCTACTCCTAATTCGCTTTTAATCCAACCAACAACGATGTCGTTTGTTAGGTTTTCATAAGGAATAAAAGGAGATACAGAAGCGGTTGAAAATTGCGCTACATTGCTTAAAGATGACACATAAGCACCATCAGTTCCTGTTACATCATAATAAGCATTAACTACATAGTTCTGCTCGTTTTCGATTGTCTGTGTGTAAAGGGTAGTTACTACCCAA